AAGGTCATCAATTGCTATCCAATTTGATATCTTATTATCTTTAGCCCACTTAACAACTTCTAATGCTCTTTCGTGGTCTATGGATGGTCTACTCATTTTGTTCCATAGGTCCTGATGTGTGGTGATATCAATCAATCGGGCAGTTATACCATAATGTCTAAAGATTCGTTTAAGCTGATTGAATGTGAAATGTTTTTTCCAATCTGAACTAACTACTAGCTCAGCGTTTGTTTCCTCACATATTTTTTGTAGTGCTTCGCAGTCTTCTTTAACCCAAGGGTAGGGTATTTGAAAATCTTCTGCACCACCTGTTATAGTGACCTTACCATCTCTCCAAGTTCCCCAAGCTAATGGACCATCAATGTCAATGAATATTATCTTCTGTCTCATTTTGTAAAATTACTAAAATTCTTCTTAAATTCCTTTTCATATACCTTTAATTCTTTTGTATTCAATCCATTATATAAACCTGTTGACATAAATGCTTGAATCTCATCATCAATGATTTTCTTATCATCAACATAACCCATCTTGATGAGTTTATTCTTCAACTTATCGTAATGAGTTGGTTTAATGTTTTTAATTAACTTGGTTACGTTATTTTTATATTCTTTATTTGTGAAATATAAACCGTGAGCAATTTCATGATTGGTGGTTCCTTTATCTTTTGAACTTGCACCAATCAAATACCAATTACATCTTGTTCCGTCATTTTTATTTTGAGAATCGATTGCACAATAAAAATAAATGTCATTCATAATTTTATCATATTCAGTATCCTTGTAGAATACATTATTTGCTCTTTCCATAATATTACTTGGAATGTTATAACCAGACCAATCATCAGGATAAGTGAATGTTCTTTTCTTCCAAGCCAACTTATAATGTCTCATGTACTCCATCCATGTGAATGGTTTACCTCTGAATTTTTTATATGGGGATTCGTAGAACTCTTGATAACGACAAAATAACATTGCCCTATCATAATCGTCATCTATCTCAACACAATAGATGAATGGTTTTATTTCTTTTACTTTACCCTTAACTAATGGGTGTTTAATCTTTTTCATTTATATAATTTATGATACGGTTGGCAACTATTTTATGAGCTTCAATTCCCATATGTTCATCTGTCGCTAAACCATTAGTTTCATCTTTAATTAATAATTTTTGTTCTGTTAACCAATGAGTCATTGGTGTGGTGTTGTATGGCCAATTTGGTCCTTCAAACCAAATATAATTGTAATCACCTTTTACTTTGTTTCTAAATAAAAAATGTTGGAAATCTCCAGTATCAATCAATATGTATTTGAGATTGTTTAATTTAAAATAAGAAAGTAATCCCAATATCCCCCTCATCCATTTATCTAATTCTAAATCATAATCAACAAATGCCTCAAAATATGATGATATAACTTTATGTATTTTATGTAAATCTTTTTTATCATGGCCACCGGCAAAATCTGTTGGGTCATCAGGTGACAATATATTTCCTATTGTCATATTAACCATACGTTTTAATTCATTTGAATAGACCTCTTCTCTCCAACCTGGTGGTATTTCAATAATGAATAAGGTATCATTTAAATCATTAATATTTTTAAATATGTAATCATAAGTAAGTCTTAATAATCTATGTACAGATCCACCAAAGTCTCCTTCATTTACCACCGGCACATTAAAGTGTTTACCAACAAGGGTTGGGTATGCAACATCTAAATGATTTTCAATTTCCAAATTGAAAATTTCTTTATAGACTTTTTTAACTTCGGGCCAATTAAATCCACCACCAATACATTGACTACCTCCACTTATGTATAATTTTTTTATATCCATTACAAACAACTTTTTAATATTTCTTTACAAAGGTTTTCAGGGATTTTACTTCTTTCATAAGCATTCGCCCTACCTTGAGTACCAGTACGAGAACCTCTTGGCGCCGCAACATGACAAGGGTCACCATTCTTACACATAGGTTTTGGAACCCACTCATCACTGTTAGTCCATATGTCAGTTGGTTTCATTCGTTCATCTCCGTATTGACAATATGTGACAGAATTCTTTTTCAATCCTTTAACAACATCTAATTTACGAAGAACTCCACGTGGGTTTTCCATAAACCAATATGTTGGTTGAAAGTGATTGATAATTTCTAATGTCTTCTTAACTAATTCAATACCTAATCGTGCGGTATCTGTTTTGGGGATGTAGGCTCCTTTACCACCTGTCCAATGATGTCCTATTGCCGCCACACTAAATCCGGTACATGGTGGTGATGCCCAAATGATATCGGGTTTAAACGGGACTTTTGTAACATCAAAGTCCAATATACTAATAGGGTAATCAATACCCTCAAATTCAATTAAATCGGAAGAAAAAACCTCCATTCCAAGTTCCTTGGCAATCTTACCAACTGAACGACTACCAGCAAATAATTCTAATACCTTCATAGGTATAATATAAAAAAAATAAATGAGAAAAAGAAATATTAGAGTGCGAATGACTCACCACAACCACAAGTTCGACTTGCCTGAGGGTTAATCCAATTAAAACCTTTTCCGTTTAATCCATCGGAATAGTCTAATTCGGTACCATATAGATATAGTACTGATTTTTTGTCTATAATCACTTTCAATGAGTTTAAATCAACCACTTCATCCATATCTGTCACTGTATCATCAAAATCCATGGCATATGATAATCCACTACACCCACCTCCTTTAACTCCAACACGAAGATAATGAGTGTCAGGATTTATCCCCTGATTCATCATTAATTCAATAACATGTTCAAGTGCTTTCTCTGAAACTGTAACCATCTTAATTATATTTTAAACCAAAGAATTCATAATTTTTATGAACGTATTCTTCTTCACCTGCACTAATTGCAATGTCTTCATCTTCGTAAATAGCACTAACAGGACATTCAGGAACACAAGCCCCACAATTTATACAAGTGTCTGGATTAATATAAAGTTGTCCACCAGGGAACGATTCTCTACCATCTTTTGCAACTTCTGAACCCGAACCATCAACATTAATTGGTCCGTGGATACAATCAACCGGACAAGCATTTGCACAAGCGGTATCCATACAATCAACACAAGCCCTCCCAATAATAAAACTCATACTTTATATTTTTTATATATGTGATTCTTCAAAGATTAAAACCTCCAACCCTTGTTTTTTTCTATAATCGTTTATTGCTGATTTGATAGCATCTTCAGCCAATACTGAACAATGTATTTTAACAGGAGGTAAATTCAATTCCTCTACCAAATCCATATTATCAATGGTTACAGCTTCATCTAAACTTTTTCCTTTCAACCATTCAGTTGCTAAGGAACTAGCTGCGATTGCAGAACCACAACCAAAGGTTTTGAACTTAGCATCGGTTATGATACCTTCATTTACTTCAATCTGTAATCTCATTACATCACCACACTCCGGAGCACCTACTAAACCTGTTCCTACATTGTTTTTAGATTTGTCCAAAGTTCCTACATTTTTAGGATTTGCGTAGTGGTCTAAAACTTTATCTGAATATGACATATGTTTTGATTATATGATAAATATCATATTTTTTAATTTATAAATCACATTATGAGTAAAAATCGTCGTGTGGTGATTTTCTAAATAAGTCCCTTAACTTTTTTCCAGGTTTAGTGATTCTACCCTTATCATCCATTTCAGGAGCAACATACATCGCATAAGCAATCGAAATTCCACTAAGAATCATTAATGAACCAACAATTTCAAATGTTGTCATAGTTCTATGAATTTGGGTTTGAAAATTTGCCACCACTTTCTTTTAATGATGGGTTTGCATTGAGAAAATGGATTTTCTCCGTATGAAACTTTATTAATATATTTTGATGTTAATACGTTCATGAAAACTTCATGATACTTTTCGGGAATCTCAGCAAAATCGGCAATAATATCTACACTTAATTCAATAGGTCCTTCTTGTGTGAAAACGGTGAAACTTTCATTTAATTTTACGGTAGACGACGCTTTTACATTCACATAGTCGTTACCTAAATTATATACTGTACTCATTTACTCTGTTTGTGTTGCTTTTATTAATTCAATTTCTTGAACGGCCTTAGGATTTATTTCTTTATACATTTCTAAGGCCATTTCATATTTACCCGCATCATTAAAATATTGCATTTGTAAACTATCGATTTGTTTTGATGATGACACTTTAAGTTCCTGATATACCCTATCTTTTTCTAAAAATTTAAATGTCATAATAACTAGTCCTAACAATGTCATTGTTAATCCCGCCCTAAATTTAGTTTCGGTAGTCATTAGTCTAAATTTTTAATGTCAGTCAATATTTTTTCTACATTTTCTTCCGAAAGGTAACCAAGTACATCATCTGTAATTGGTGTACTATATGATATTTCACCATCTTTACCAAAGACGGCAATTTCATATAAACCATTCTTACCTCCGTAAGTATGTTCACCTTTTACAATGCTAGCTCCGTAACCATTTGGAAACTGAACTATACATTGATTTCCTATCCCCATTGGGTGGACTTGGAAGTTCAATTCTTTGAACACTACTGTGTCGAAGTTGTTCGTTGGCCTTTCTGTTGTTTTCATCTTTTAATTTTTTTACAAATGCGTGAGTTAAATAATGATTCATATTTAAAATATTTCTTCGGCAATACCTAAACCTTCAGCAAATGCGAATAACAATGCTGAACTTTTAATGTCACCATTAAATAAAAAATAACATGCTCCAAATCTTATGATGGACTTTATTATACTAATCCAAAAATGACTATTTGTTTTTGATTCTTTTTCTTGCATAATCTAATATAGTTAAATTTTCTTGGATTTCAAAACCTTTTTAGATTCCACATAATTGTCAATGAAATTAATTCGTTGTCCAATCCAATACATTACATTGACAGTCATTGAATTACCAATAGCACCTTTAACGGAAGAATAACTTGGTTTCTTACCATTAATTTCAAAATCCAAATACCCATCAGGGAAACCTTGTAGTCTTTCTAATTCACGTTCAGTAAACCTTCTAATACCTTCTTTATCCGCCCAATAGTTTGATGTTGATACTTTACCAAAACCATCGACCAATGTTTGAGCATAAGATTTAGTTACCGTACCAGCGAGTTTAATTTGTCCAAGAATATTTTGGGTGTACTCATCCCTCTTGATTCTATTCTTTTCTTCAACGCTTTCAAAACATCCTTGCTCAAATAATACTGAGAATGGGATTTTCCAGTTTTTTCCACGATATCCGACAATATAGATTCTTTTGCGTCGTTGGGGAACTCCGAAGTATTGGCTGTCGAAAACCCTATAAGCGATTGAGTATTCTTCACCTTGGACAACACCTTGTTTGTCAAGACTTTCTGGTTTGAAGTCAACACCTGTGAAAGAGGAGATGATTTCACATAAGGCTTTTTTGTGTTTGTTTTTAAAAACGCCCTCGACATTTTCCCAAATGAACCATCTTGGTTGTTTTTCTTTAAGAATTCTTGCATATTCAAGGGAGACTCTACCACGGATATCATCCATTCCTTTGTTGAGTCCTGCATCGGAAAAAGATTGACAAGGCGTTCCTCCGACCAATAAGTTGAATTTGATTTTTTTGTAGCTTTCATGCTCGTTTAGTTTAGTGATGTCTGAAAATAAATTTGTACTTGGATAATGATGAGATAATACATTTTGTGGGAAGGATGCAAAATCACAAAGACCCACACATTCCCAATCTAATGGGGACCAAGCTACGGTAGCGGACTCAATACCGCTACACACGGAAAAATACTTCATGTTGTTTATTGTTTAGTGATGAAACAAAATTAAGTATTAATTATGAAATTCCAAAAAAAATAAGAATATATTTTTAATTAAAATATATATTGAAAATCAATTAGTTATGATTGAATATTTTTCTTTTTTCCACTCAATATTTGTGTGATGTTTAAATCTTGAGGTTAAAATTGTGGTGGCCTCATTAAAAATTTTATTGACTGGTGTGTTGGCCTTTCCAAATGATTGGATTAGATGTCCTTTTCGATATTGTAGATTGATTCTTTTCCGATTAAGTTGTATCGCCACAAAAATATAAATGGCTCCGTGTGGAAACTGTTTTGACATACAGTTTTTCATTTTGTGACCCTCAATTCTAAAGTCATCCTCATTCAATATTAATTTTGGTTTAAAGACTTCACCATCAATTACGATTTCTCTTTCAATGTCATTAATAAATTCTTCAGGTAAATTGTATTTTAACTTATACCCTCTCGAAAAGTGTCGTTTAATTCCCGACCAATTCTCATATAAATTATCAAAGTCTCCATCGTTTTTTGATGTGTATTTTAAATCAATACCCCTTTGTTCTAACTGTTCCCTAATTGTGAATAATTTATTTAAGGAGTATATTAATGAATCTGTTTTGATACTCTCGGTCTCCCATTTATTTATGGTTAGAACCATGTAATTTTTTTCCGAATCATTTTTTAAATAATGTAACTTTTTATTTGGGACATTTTCATAACAATGTCGATCCCAATTAATTTGTTTTAAATAATCAATATAGTTTTCTCCAAATAATTTACATAAATAATTAAGTGAACCTATTTGTATTTTTCTACCAAAATTTTTATTTAATTCACCAATTAGGTATTTAGATTTTATCCCATAAGAGTCCAAAATTGATGGTAGAAATTTATAATCATTTTTAATTAACCATTTCTTTTTTGGGTATTCGGTTTGTATATCATCATATACACCATCGTGTCCTTTAATCCCTTTCATATCTAAATGAAAATCAACAATTAATGTATATAAATTAAACACATCTGAATCAGGTTGGTAGTTTTTGTTTATTAAAAAATCAGATTTAAATTTAACTCTTAGTAAATTTAAAATAATATTAAACATATTTTCAATCGACCTATTATATTTTACTCCCCAATATCCTTTTCTTTTTTCTCCACGAACATATCCATTCTCAATTAAATCATGTAACATACTAAAATCATTTCTCTTGGTTTTAGTGGTTGTTTTGAATATACGTTCATTTGTTAATCCATCATTTATTATATCATATTTCACATTGACATCTCCATTGTTTGTGTCAATTTCCAATGTGTGTTCAAATGTTACGTGTTTCCTGTTACCATACCTCTGATAATTAAATTCAAAAATTGCCGAATATATGATTGTACTTCCATCGTAAAATAATTTTAAACTACAAGTTGAGCTACCATAACTATTTTTTTCCGACTTTTCTTGATTGTGTTTAAATAAAAAATCCATATAAGAAATATATATGGATTTTATTACATTGTGTAGTTAAAATGGAACGGGGTTCCTTAACCCGAGGTCACCCCACAAATCATTTACACGTCTTGGTTCTCTATCTTCCACCACAATTTCAACTCCGTTTATCTTAACAGGAACTCGTTTTTGTTCTAATGAATGTAATAAACCAATTCTAGCATAATATTCTGTTTTGTCTCTAAGTTCTTCTATTGCCAACTCCATTTCTGGTGGTGGTTGTTTATTACAAAAATGTTTGGCTTGAATTAATTTTCCTGTTTGACAATCGAACTCACAAGTTGTTCTATCAGAACCGTCTTTAGTTCGAATAGAAATAATTATTGACGATTTCTTATCTGAATATGTTGCAACACAATGATGCATAAATGAACCCTCTTCATCATATTCTTCATCTCTCTTTAAAATATACGGATAAAATATATCTAATGTTTGTTCACCATCAGGTAATTCTATCTCAACATTAATTGGTTTTTCAACCTCCAATATCATTCTATCTACAAATATATATTCGGTCACCCACCCTTTTTTTATTAATGATATTTGTTTTGATAATTCGCTATGTTCACCTTTAAACTCAATATAGGTTCTTGCCCTCATTTGTAAATCAGAAGTGTATTTGCGTAACTTTTTTATCATATTAAAATGGTCTAAAAGTTCATGTTGTACAAAATCAAAATCAATAAACTCACCGCTATTAATAATTTTAACAATATTTTCTTTTTCGTTATCTGACAATATATATCCGTGCGTACTTTTATCTTTAATGAACATGTTTTTTGCCGGAATATAATCTTTCATTTTTTCTACGTTACTTTTCTTAAAAAACTTCGGATTAATATTACCAACATATTTGGAATATTTCTCACCAAACAAATAACATAAAATACTTAATCCGAAGATGTCTAATTTTGTATTGTCATGTATTAATTTAATGGTTATTTTAGATTTAATTTTAAACATATCTAAAATAGATGCCATTAGTTTCCTTTCATTTTTTTTAAGGTACTTTTCCGTAGGATAAAAATTTTCAATCCAAAATTCGTAATTGTTTGATACTTTAATTTTTTTAACGTAGACAAATTTGGTCATTATCTTATTAAAAAAATCTTTACTAAAATGGTCTAACCCCAATGAATCTATAGCAACGTTTTGAAATTCTACATCATTAAACGATTCGTGGTACAAGTCGTAGACATTAGAATTCTCGTTAATGTCTTTTTTTTCAAATAATCCACTGGTTTTTAATAATATCTTTTTTAATGAACTAAAACTATTTGTTCTAAACTGTTTCTTGGCAGGTAGTTTACTTCCTTTACTAATAAATAACGTGGTGAAATTACCGGTAACTAAATTTAATGTGATTGAAGAAACATTAAACATTTTTTTAAAATAAATTGCGTTTAATTTTCTTCTTTTGAAACCCTCATAAATTTTAATTGTAACTTTATCGCCATGTCGTCTTATTGACCTCTCAACAGTATGAATCGTTATATCGGAAAATGGGTTACCAAAATGTCTTTTGATTTGATTATCTTTTATGGTATCAAATGAATGGTCTTTACCCGAATACAAATAATTTAATTGGAAATTTTCCTGTACGTCATTATTTTCTGAATGAAAGTAATGAGTTCTTTTTTTACCTCGTTTTTCGGGTAAACTGAATATTGTACCCTTTGTGTGGAATGACCTATTTTCATCTAAAAATAGTCCATCTAACCTATCCAAACTATCGTTAAATGTGGTTAGACTGGGATTTTTATCACACAGTCTAGAATAATCCTTATAGGGTATAATACTAGCGTAGTGAAACCTTTGTGTTAAGATATCTTCCATTTAGTTATTAGTTATATAACAAATATACGAAAATAATTTATAAAATATTTATAAGGATAAATTTAATAAAATGGCAAAAGCAAAAGGTGGAACGGCTTCAATTAAGAAGACTTTCGGAAAAAGAAAAAAGGGTGTTTATAAAAAGAGTTACGGTCCTAAAGCCCAAAAACCCAAAAAATACCAAGGTCAAGGTCGTTAATTACTTAACGAAGCTTTTATTGGGGGATGTGATTCATATCCTTCCAATAAAATCTGATGAGGTTGTAAATTATTTATAAACCCATCAAACGTATCTCTATGATGTTCAAATTGTGCCAATACAAGTGGACTAAAGTTTAGTGTGGGTAAATTTTTATATGGTTCCCTATCGAGTTGTTCCTTGGCTTGTTCTATATGATTAGAATACAAATGAACGTCCCCTAAGTTACCTATTAGGTCTTCTGGCACCATATTAACCTCTCTACCAAGGATTTCTAATAATAAACCATATGATGCGATGTTAAATGGTAATCCTAAAAATGTGTCTACAGATCTTTGGTTCCACATTAATGATATTGCTCGTTCAGGTATTCTACATGATTGTAACTCTTCACTTAACCCACCACCAAATGGGGCTAAATCATATACCATTGATTTAAACTTATCGTCACCAACCTTCTTTTTTAATAAATCCCACATCTCTTCTCCTGTTAACTTTCTAGTGTAAACTTGGAACCCGTAATGACATGGTGGCAAAGTCATTTGGTCTAACTCACCCACATTCCAAGCAGATACCATTAATCGTCTACTATCTGGGTTTGTTTTAAGTTCATTGATTAGGTTTTGAATTTGGTCAGTATCTTTCGGACTCCAATCTTCTTGCCAAAATTGACTAGTATCCACACTTCCCCAATTTCTCCATTGTGAACCATAGATTGGTCCTAAATCTCCAAAGTCGTTTGCAAATTCATCATCCTGAAGAATCATTTCCTCAAATTCTTTTACATCTGCAACGTCACCACAATTATTATACTGTCTTTTTATTTCTTTGGTTTCTCTATAACGTTTATAAGCGTCGCCCGTCCATATATGACAATCATTTTCTAAAAGGTATTTGATATTGGTATTTCCTTTTAAGAACCAAAGTAGTTCGGTTACCATTGTTTTGAACGATACTTTCTTTGTGGTAAGTAAAGGAAATCCTTGTGACATCTTATGTTTAATTTGTCTACCAAATACCGATATTGTACCTGTACCAGTTCTGTCCGTTTTTACGACTCCATTATCTAAAATATCTTGTAATAAATCTTGATATCTTTTATCTAATCTATTCATGTTTACCATTTTGGCGATTCTAACCTTTTTATATTATCTTGTTCGTCTTGTCTATTAAAACTTTCTTTATGTGATAAAATTCTATGAAACTCTCTATACGCTTGTGGTTGATAAATTTTTAAATGGTCAACTCCATATTCATACTCAAATAAAATTTCAGAATATCTTCTTTCTTTGGAATCAAACCCATCTGATTGCATTTTCAAATCCATTTGTAATTCATTAATAACATTTTGTAATGAATCTTCCTTACAGATTGTAGTTGTCACAACGGGTGTGGGTTTATCGTTAAAATACATTAACGAAATCACCACTCCAAACAAGGACACAATGGCCCCCATTATTAATATACTTCTATCTTTATTCTCCATATTAATAAATTTTTTGTATCTGAAATCCAACCATATATTGTAACCATCTAATAGTTAATCCCCATGATGGTGAAGTTTTACCGTCATCTAAGTACTCATCCTTGTCATAGTAAAATATAATCGCAGGTAAAATATACCAATGATGTTTTTTCTTATAAACAAAGAAATCTTTATAGTACTTATTTAACATTATAATAACTCCATTGAATTAATAATATCTCTTTCTTGAACTTGATCTATCACTTCTAAACCTTCAATTACAATACCAAAACAAGTGTGGTTTCTATCTAAATGTGATGTGTTGGTTCGACTATGACAAATAAAGAATTGTGACCCACCAGTATTTCTACCAGCATGTGCCATTGATAATACACCTCTATCGTGATATTGTTTCTCAGCGTTTACTTCACATGGAATGTTGTAACCTGGTCCACCTGCACCAGACCCATCTGGACAACCACCTTGGATTACAAAATCAGGAAGTACTCTATGAAAGTTTAGTCCATTATAGAATCCTTTACTGATTAAATCTTTAAAGTTATTAACTGTGATTGGGGTTTCGTTATCATATAACTCTACAATCATATCCCCTTTACTTGTTGAAATTTTTACTTTGCTCATTTGTTTATTTTATTTATTCTGTTATTGTTGTTGAATAATCTCCGACTTCGATTGTTATCGAATCGATACCACCATTAAATTCATACCAAGAATCATTTATGTCTCCCTGATTATACATATCCCATTCACTTGGTGCGAGTTCTTGCTCTTCTTCTGTTAATGGTGAGTCCCAATCAAGGTCATAAAAACTTGTGTCTCCGTCTCTTGTTTCAATTAATTCCAAACCACTAAAATCTTTATGAGTCATTTCCGTGATGTTTTTGTTTCTCAATAATTTAACTAATTGAAAAACATCCATTTCGGTTGTTTTTAACTCACCACTTCTCCAATTAATATCTGCGGATATTGAATAACTATTACCTTCCCAACCACCACTAACATAAAGTGTTTCAGTTAAACATTTCCTACCAAATGATAATGTAATAGTTAAACTATCAACGTTCATGTAATCTTTTAATTCCCTAATAATTTTAGGATATTGTGTTGGTTTTCTAGACATATCAATTCTTTTTACGGTTTCTAATATAATCTAACACAATGTTAAACGAACCCAAACTAATTGCTCCCCAACCAAAATATTTAACTAACTCTGGGTCGGCATTTTTGATACCATATTTCTCCACCAATATTCCCGTTAGTATCATCATTATGTACACGATTTCTCTTATTTTAATCTTCATTGTTAATTTTTTACTAATATAAAATTTTATTTTGGTAAATCCAAATAATTATAGATATGTCTGTACACATTAATAATAAAACCTTCAATGCTGAGTATCTATCAACCCCAGAAGATATTCGTAAGGGTATGATGGGTCGTGAGTCATTGGATGGTTGTATGGTCTTTAAAATGGGTAAGGGACATCATTCATTTTGGATGAAGAATTGTCTTATTCCACTTGACATCGTATTTGTCCTTAATAATCGAATCAGTCGTATCCATCCAAACTGTCCCGTTGAAGATTCACATAGAATGACACCACCTCATTACACCGGTATTGGTGACCACGTAATTGAATTCCCATCAGGAACATCAGATGGTTGGAGAGTTGGTGACCGAGTTGCTATGTACTTAGGGTCTCCTCAAAATCCTGTTCGATAGAGTAAGGTTCAATGTTTGAAAAATCGTATTTAACTTTTGGTTTAGTTTTTTGGAACACCCAAAAATAACTGTGATATTTCCGTGCATGTTCTTGTTTAGTCCATTTAGTCCCAAAACTATTAATTCTTAAATTTGCAACTAAGACAAACAAATCTTTAGGGTAAAATCCTAACTCCATTGCCATGTTCATAACCATTGAGTGAGTAAAATGGTTCTTACCACCTGAAACCGTGTCTTGACATTTGAAAACTACCAAACCATCTTTTTCGGTTATTCTATACAATTCCTTCAATGTATTATAATAATTCTTCATTAGATGTCCATAGGTTTCATATCCCTCATAACGTTTAGCAATAATAGAACTACCCTCTTTATTACCTCTATATGACTTACCCGCTATTACAAATGGAGGGTCGTACATAATACTCTTCATACTTCCATCCTCAAATGGTAAATGTTCTGAACTAGCCTCAATAATTGTGTCATTTTTGGGGAATAAATCTGATTTAAACTTTGGTGTTGGGAGTTCCTTCCAAAAATTCCCAGTAGAATAGGTACAATCTAAATCGAAACAATCGATTTTATGTAACTCCATTATGTTTTTAATCACTTCGTAATTGGTGTTATAAACACTTTTTATCGGTTTGAAGTCTTTTTCCATTTGTTTTTTAATATTTTTTATGTATACTTTAGTAAAATATAAGAAATAAAAAACAATAAACCAAAATATTTATAAAAAAAGAAATACTATGGCCTGCGGATGTAAAAAAAAGAACCAAGAAGCTCCAGCTCAACCAGCTCCATCAACAATAAGATTAACTGAAGTAATGACACCGGCGCCGACGTCGATACCTACGGCACCTTCAACACCTAATCAATAATATCGTCTTAATAAACGATTAAATGAAATATCGTCTTAACTGACGATATTTTTTTCACTACTTGTATATATTTATTATATATGGATATAAACTACACATATCTTTACGAACTAATCGATGAAGAAACTGAAGAAATTTTTTACATTGGTAAAACAAATAATCCACCTACAAGATTTAGTGGTCATAGATCGTCGAGTAATTTTGGTAAAACTAAATTTTATATGAAGATTGTAAAGAAGTATATCGACGTTGAGGATGAGGCAATAAATAAATACATAAATGAGGGTTATACTCTTTTAAATAAGAGAAAAAATGATTACTTTAAACAAGAGTATGATATAAATCATGTAATAAAATATGACCCATATTACATAATAAATAAAATTTTCAATAACAAATGAGAAACGAAATTAAATTAACAAGTGTTAACATATTGAAAGATGTTTATCTTGAGTTTAAAAAAAATACTGTTGAAACAGATATGAATTTACAAAAATTAGTTAATAGATGTATTGATTTATACTCTAAAGATGAAAAATTTAAAGAAATAATCAATACCCATAAAACTCTTGGGGTTAAAAATTCAAAATATTAATATATTGAAAAAGAGAATATTATTGTTATCGGACGATTTAAGAATGACTTCAGGTATTGCTACGATGTCAAAAGAATTTGTTTTAGGTACTCTTCACAAATACGATTGGATACAATTAGGTGCGGGTATTAACCATCCTGAAGTTGGTTCTGTGGTTGATATAAACGAAGATGTTAGGAAACGTACAGGAATTAAAGATGCAGACTTAAAAATAATACCTAATAATGGTTATGGTGATATACATACACTTAGAAAATTATTAAAAGAAGAAAGAATAGACGCTATTTTACATTTTACCGACCCACATTATTGGCAATGGTTATATGAGAATGAGCATGAGATAAGACAACAAGTTCCAATTTTATATTATCACATATGGGATAATTTACCAGACCCTTTTTATAATAGAAATTTTTATGAAAGTTGTGATTGGTTAGGTTGTATTTCTAAACAAACATATGGTATTGTTCATCGTGTTGGTAAATCAAAAAAAGAATTGACATATAAACCATTAGAAGATTGGCAAATTAGTTATGTTCCTCACGGTATTAATCCTGATGTTTTTAAACCAATAGATGAAGTCCCTGTGGATGTTAAGAATACTTTGCTTCAAAATAGACAATATGATTTTGTTTTATTTTATAACAGTAGAAATATAAGAAGAAAACAACCGAGTGATGTTATCTATTCATTTAAATTATTTTGTGATAATCTACCTAAAGGTGAAGCTGATAGATGTTTACTTTTAATGCACACAAACCCTATTGATGAGAATGGTACGGATTTACCTGCGGTTAAAGATGCGGTTTGTCCTAATTACATGGTGACATTTATAAACACTAAAATTGAACAGAGTCAATTAAATGAAATCTATAATTTAGTTGATTGTACAATCAATATTGCAAACAACGAAGGTTTTGGTTTAGGTACATCAGAAAGTATTATGGCCGGTACTCCAATCATTGTAAACGTTACTGGTGGTTTACAGGACCAATGTGGTTTTGATTATAGTGCCGATGATTATATTGAAATTGGTTCATTACATGATAAGAAAAGATTTGGTGACACTCCTTCGGGTGAATGGGTAATTCCAGTTTGGTCATCAGCTAGTAACATCAATGGTTCAGTAATGACCCCATACATCTTTGACGACAGAGTTAATGATTATGATGTGTCAGATGCAATTATGAAAATGTATAAAATGGGTGGAGAAAAAAGAAAAGAGTGTGGATTGAAAGGAAGAGAATGGGCAATTAAAAATGTTTCATCTAAAGTTATGTGTGATAGTATGATTGAGGGTATTGAAACCACATTTAAAAATTATAAACCAAAAAAGAATTTTAATTTATATAAGATAGTATAATATGAATAAACAAACATTATTATTTAGAGGTCCGGTTAAATCAAGAAGTGGATATGGTTCACATTCAAGAGATTTGTTAGAAGCGTTGTATCAAATGGATATATACGACATAAAAATTGATAGTTGTTTATGGGGAAACACTCCGATGAATGCTCTTGAAAAAGATAATAAATTTCATAAATGGATAGTTGAAAATTCAGTATCAGAATTTAATGGTTTACCAGACATATATGTTCAAGTAACTGTACCGAATGAATTTCAACGTTATGGTAAGTTTAACATTGGAATCACTGCCGGTATTGAAACCACGTTAGCACCTAAAGATTGGATTGATGGATGTAATAGAATGGATTTAATTATTGCCACTTCTAATTTTTCGAGAGATGTTTTATTAACAACAGTTTATGACGAAAAAGAAAAAAATACTGATAAATTAGTAAAAAAACATAGAATTGAAAAACCTATAGAGGTTTTATTCGAGGGTGTTGATACTAACATTTACAATAATGTTGTTAACCCATCATTTGAATTAGACATTAAGGAAGATTTCGCATATCTTTTTGTTGGTCATTGGTTAAAAGGAAACATAGGTCAAGATAGAAAAGACGTGGGTATGTTGATTAAAACATTTGCCGAAACATTTAAAGATAAATCTGAATGTCCTGCACTTATTTTAAAAACATCATCAGCAGTATTTTCAGTAATTGAACGTGAATCGTTTAGGAAAAAAATTAAGAGTATTTTAACCGGTATAAACAATCCACCCCCAATATATTTGTTATTTGGTGACCTAACAAATAAAGAGATGAATGATTTATATAATCACCCAAAAATTAAATCAATGGTGTCGATAACCAAAGGTGAGGGATTTGGTAGACCTTTATTAGAATTCACAATGACAGGTAAACCTGTGATAGCATCAAATTGGTCAGGACATAAGGATTTTCTATCAATGGAAAGTTCAGTAATGATTGGCGGGGCTTTGACTGAAGTTGATGATAGTGCAGTTGATAATTTTATATTAAAAGGTTCAAAATGGTTTACTGCCAATTATGATGAGTTTTCTCAGGTTTTAATTTTAGTTAAAGAACAATATGATAAATTTTTAAATCGTTCAGAAGTGTTGAGAATTGAAAATTCAAATAAATTTTCATTGACTAAAATGAAAGAAGTATTCTCATCCTTAATTCAAAGTAAAGTAATGGTACCAACTAAAGTAAATTTAATATTACCTAAATTAAATAAAGTACAGGGTAAAATCTAAAAATTAACTATGGATTTTAAATTTTTTTCTGGTAAACAATCTGGGTTAGAACCAACACAATTATTATCATTAAGACGTAATGATTTTAAATTTTTTCATGGGTTAGTTAAAGGAAGAACGACAGTTGTGTGGATGCCTGAAACTGATGGTAGAGATTATTATGGTTTGGATGTTGAACAAGAATTAACAAGACTAATGTCAAGAGAAATCGCTCGTGGAATTGATAATGAAATTATTAATAGACTAACAGAATTAATGAGCGATGAGGGTAATCAAATAGTTGAAAGAAATGTAAATGCGGATTACCTACAACGTTATTTAAATATGGGGGAAAACGTAGCATGAAATGTAATAGACATGAATGGGATACTGACGATAAAGAGTGGTGTTGGAGATGTGAGGAATTAACATTAGAAGAAAATAAGAAAAAATATAACGATAAAATGGAAACTTTAGATATTAAACATTTTAAAAACCAACTAAATAAAGGAACAATTCTACCTGAAAAACTTTTCTATATGTTACAGGAGGAATTAGAAAATGGAGAAGATAAACTGACTTTATTAAGTCATGATATTGAGGATGATTTACCCAATTATCAATTTATTAAATTTGGTTCAAATTCATTAATGTTTCCAATAGTTAAAAAATAATTATGAAAATAAGTTTTGCCATTACTGTGTGTAATGAAATAGAAGAAATAAAAAAATTGGTTTCATTTATTTTAGAACACAAAAGACCTCAAGACGAAATTGTTGTTCTATATGATGATAAAAATGGTAATCCTGAAATATTAGATTTCTTACTTCCATTTAACATCAAACCAAATGTTCAAACATGGAGATGTTTTGATTGGAATAATAACTTTGCAGATTGGAAAAACATATTAAATGGTTATTGTGAGGGTGATTACATTTATCAGTTAGATGCCGATGAAATGATTAGTGAATATATGATTAAAAATCTATATCAAATATTAGAAATGAATTCTAACGTGGATTTAATATTTGTTCCTCGTATTAATACCGTTAATGGTATAACCCAAGAACATATCGATAAATGGGGTTGGAGGGTTAATGAAAATGGATGGGTAAATTTTCCAGATACTCAAGGAAGAATATACCGTAAAGGTATGAGTTGGTATGGTAAAGTACATGAACGAATAATTGGTGGTCAAAAATTTTCATCATTACCATTAGATGAGGAATATTGTATCCAACATCATAAGACAATCGAACGTCAAGAAAAACAAAACAATCTATATAATACAATATGAAAATTTTAATTACGGGAGTTGCCGGTTTAATTGGTTCAAGACTTGCAGACTATATTATTATGAATGAACCAGATGTGTATATAGTTGGTATTGATGATTTAAGTGGTGGGTACATTGAAAATGTTAACCCCAAAGTTGAACTGTGGCAAATGAATTTAATAAATGGAAACATTTCAGAATGTTTTGAAAGACATCAATTTGATTATGTTTATCATATGGCTGCATATGCGGCTGAAGGGTTGTCTCCATTCATAAGAAGTTACAATTATCAAAACAATTTAGTTGCCACATCTCGTATTATCAATGAATGTATAATACACAATGTTAAAAGACTAATCTTCACATCTACGATGGCGGTTTACGGGCATGGTAATGGTGACATATTTAATGAAACTCAGGTTCCTTGTCCGGTAGACCCATATGGTATCGCAAAGTATGCGTGTGAAATGGATATTAAGGTCGCTGGTGAACAGCATGGGTTGGATTGGTGTATTGTACGTCCACATAATGTTTATGGTGTTAAACAAAACATATGGGACAAATATCGTAACGTATTAGGTATTTGGATGTATCAACATATGAATGGTGAACCAATGACAATTTTTGGTGATGGTATGCAAAAAAGGGCGTTTAGTTATGTTGATGACTGTTTGGAACCCCTATGGAAAACATCTCAACAAGATAATTGTTCAAAAGAAATCATCAACCTTGGTGGTACCATTCATTATACAATTAATGAAGCAAATGATATTTTAAAAAATGTAATTAAGGGTGGTGAAACAATATATAAAGAACAAAGACATGAAGTTAAAAATGCCGTACCCACCTGGCAAAAATCTGTAGATTTATTGGATTATAAAGATGAGACTTATTTACATGATGGTTTAGTTAAAATGTGGAAATGGGCTCAAACACAACCTAATCGTGAAAGATTTGTTTGGGAAAATTATGAAATTTCTAAAGGAATTTATGAATTTTGGAAAAAATAACGTATATTATATTATAAATTAAAAAAAATGAAAAAAGAAATCCCTTTATTTAAAGTTTTTATGGCTGACACTGCAGCTGAAGAAGTAGGAAAGGTACTAAACAGTGGTTTTATTGGTCAAGGATCTAAGGTTGATGAGTTTGAAACTAAATTAACCGATTATTTTCAACATCCATACATTACAACATTAAACTCAGCAACTTCAGCTGAACACTTAGCTTTACATTTAATTAAAAAACCAAAAAGTTTTACAAAGGCGGATGGTTATGGTGTAAGAGAAAATGTTTGGGAAGGTATTGAAGAGGGTGATGAAGTTTTAACAACACCATTAACTTGTACCGCAACTAATTGGCCAATACTTGCTAATAATTTTAAAATTAAATGGGTTGATATTGATCCTAATACATTAAACATGGACATGGATGATTTAGAAAGAAAAATCACCAAAAAGACTAAAGTCATTATGGTTGTTCATTGGGGAGGTTATCCAAATGATTTAGAAAGACTTAGACAAATTCAAGAAAAATCAATGCGTTTGTATGGATTTAAACCTGCGGTTATTGAAGACTGTGCTCATTCAATGGGTAGTAAGTATAAAGGTAAACTAATTGGAACTCACGGTAACATTTGTACATTTTCATTACAAGCAATTAAACACATCACATCGGTAGATGGTGGTTTGTTATTTTTACCTCATCAAGAATTAAACAAAAGAGCTCGATTATTAAGATGGTATGGTATTGATAGAGATAGTCCAAGAAAAGACTTTAGATGTGAAGCCGACATTGAGGAGTGGGGTTTTAAATTTCATATGAATGATGTTAATGCTGCTGTGGGTATTGAGAATTTTAAACATATTGATGAGATTGTTGGTAAACATAAGGCTAATGCAAAATATTATGATGATAAACTAAAAAATGTACCAGGTCTAACATTATTAGAAAGGAACCCTGATATGGAAAGTGCGTTTTGGATTTATTCAATACTTGTTGATAGGAAAAATGACTTCATGAGATATATGAAAGAATGTGGAATTGCTGTTTCTCAAGTACATGAAAGAAATGATATTCATACTTGTGTTAAAGAATATCGTTCATTGTTGCCAAATTTAGATAAAACTATTGGTCGAGTAATTTCGATACCTATTGGCTGGTGGTTAAGTGATGAGGATAAAAAATACATAGTGGACTGTATTAAAAAAGGATGGTAATGGATAAAGTGATAGACGAATCTTTTTTAAAATCTGATGTAACGGAATTTGCATTAGGATACGATAGAGTTAAAAACCACACATGGTATGATAACTTAAATTATTTAGTTGACTTATCTAAAGAATATTTCAATGACGATGATTTTATTATGGATTACTCTTGTGGTACTGGAATATTTCCTGAAAGATTACTGAAATCAACTGTTAGTTGTCCAAGGATTTTGATGATGGACTCATCTCCAAAGTATCTTAAATTATCATATGATAAATTTGGTAATAATTACAAATTCTTTTTTAGATTAATGAAATATCTAAAAGAAGAGAATAGATTACAAACCATCGATGAGTCTATGGGTAAGGACTATAAAGAACTGTTAGATGGTATTATATGCACCAACGCAATTCATCTTTATCCAAACATTTCAGACACAATAAAGTCTTGGGATAAACTATTAGTTAAAGGGGGTAAATTGTTAATAAATTCTGGTAATATATTCAACCCGTCTATGGATAGTGAATCAAAATTAATAGACCAAACGGTAAATGAAATTGCTAAACTGTCTTATAAAATTGTTAAAGAAACACCAAAATATTCAAAATATTCTGATTTAATTAACGATATCGAATATATAAAAAAACACGATTTATTAAGAGATAAGTATTTTTTGCCTGTTAAGAATATTGAATATTATACCAATGAAATTTTAAAGAACAATTTTAAAATTTTAGAAATAAAAACAATCAATATCGATGCGAAAGTTGATGAGTGGTTTGAATTTCTAAAAGTATATCATGAAGGCATTATTAGTTGGGTTGGTGGTGCAAATAAAATAACTGGTGTTGACCCAAAAGAAAATGAAGTTGGAGATAGGATTGAAATAATAAAATTGGCTTTAAATGAAATGTTTAATAATAAAAACGATTTTAAAGCATGTTGGAATTACATAATTTGTGAAAAACTATGAGTAAGTGTGCTAAAGTAATATGTACTTATTTCGGTAATCGTAGAACTCATGTCTATAATAACCCAAAAGATATGATGTCATTTTTTTTAAAAATGATGAAAAATGAGGTTAGTGTTGATATGGGTATTGATACAGATGTTATTTTAGTTAATAATGATTGTGGAAAGCCCGAAATTAATGAAGGTGTTAACAGATTTAATAACAATAAAACAAAAAATGGTAAGGTTATTGTTGAACAAAGAGAAAACATTGGTGGTTCTTTTGGTTCATATTTTGATATGTTTGAAAAATATTCTTCAGAATACGATTATTTCTTTTTTTGTGAAGATGATCATATAATCTTTAAAGAGGGTTATATGAAAGATTTTGTGGACTTTATTGATTCAGATGAAAAGGTTGGGTATGTTGCGTTAGCTCCAATCACTTTACTTGGATTAAATAACTTACCCGTTCATTCTGGTGGAGGTATTGGATTAACTTCAACCAAAAATTTTAACAAGGTGTATGGTGAAGGTTCAAAATGTAATTTTAGAAAGGAAATGAGACATAATCAACCGTATCATTTCTTACAAAATTATGAAAGTAGATTTAACTCTAATTTCATATTACATGGTGGATTTGAAATTAAAAATCACCCAAAATATTCTTGCATTCCAAATAATTATAAAAATTTCGAATCTAACTATATAAATTATTTAAACGAAGAAAGTTTACAAAAAGAGTTTATTTATAATGTAGGAGAATAATATTAAAACTATGAAAAATTACACACAAAACTCAGAAGAAATGAATTGGCCATGGGTCGAATCCCCGTTTTTTAATGAGTTATTAAAAAATCAGGATTTAACTGACGAACAAAAGGAATTAGCTACCAAATTTAACAAGGATGGTTATGTTGTTATTGATTTAGGATTAAGTGACGAAGAAATCGAACAATGTAAACTTGATGTTAATTTTTTAAATAATAAGGATGATGCTAATATTCAAAATCCAAGATACCATTACTCACAAGGTAAGAGAATATTTGAGGCTTGGAAAGAGTGTGAATCTTTATTATGGTTAGCAAATCACCCTAAGGTATACGATACATTAAAGATGTTATATAAAAGAGAACCATACCCTTTTCAAACAATAACCTTTAATTATGGTTCTAATCAACCATTACATAGTGACACAATACATTTTGATTCAATGCCACAAAGATGGTTATCCGCAGTGTGGGTGGCTCTTGAAGATATGACCGAAAGTAATGGTTCCTTACTATATGTTCCTGGTTCACATAAACTACCCATATTTGATTTTTATGACTTAAAACTTAAATGTGCAGGGTTCGATGACCAATTTGATTCTTATGCTGAATATGAAGAATTCATTAGAAAGTTAGTTGAGGTTGGTAATTTAAAAACAGAACCGTTAATTTGTAAAAAGGGTCAAGCTCTTATTTGGTCTGCGAATCTAATACACGGGGGTGACATAATCAGAGACCCCAATAGTACTCGTTACTCTCAAGTAACCCATTACTATTATGATGATTGTGATGTATATCATTCTCCGATGTTTTCTGAAAGATGGAAAGGTAAATTCGCACATAAAGATTTAGTTTCAAAAAATATTAGAGACCATAAAATAAATAAAAATGATTAAAATAGATAATGTTGGTATTATTGGGATAGGTTCATATGTTCCTGATAAAATATTAACAAATGAAGAAATTGATTTATCAGGAATAGGAACTGATTCATCTTGGACCAAAGAAAAATTAGGGATTGAAGAAAGAAGAGTTGTTGTGGATGAGAACCCATCAGATTTGGCATATCACGCAGCGATTGCCGCAATCAAAGATGCCGGTATTGATAAGGAAGAAATTGATTTAATAATTGTTGCAACATCAAGTCCAGATAGGATATCGCCATCTACGGCATGTATAATGGCTAAGAGATTAGACGTTAAAAAACCTGCGTTTGATATAAACGCCGTATGTACTGGATTTGTATACGGTGTCCAACTCGCGACAAATTTAATTAGTACCAAACAATATAAAAAAATATTATTAATAGGTGCCGATGCATATTCTAAAATAACAGATTGGACTAAAAGAGATTGTGTATTCTTTGGTGATGGTGCTGGTGCAATTATATTATCAGAAGTTAATGGTGGATGGGTTAGTACTGATATATTTGGTGACGCAAACGGTAAAGAGGCGTTCACTTGTCATCATTCAGGTAAGTTTAGAATGGATGGTAAAGCGGTTTATGAATTTGGTACAAGTACATTACCTAAAACAATTAAAAGTTCATTAGAAGAATTACAAATACCTAAAGAAGATGTTGCTTGGATAATACCACATCAACCTGGTCATAGAGTTTTATTAAAAACCGCCGAACTTCTTGATTTTCCTTTAGATAAAATGGTTTTTAACATGACAAAGTTTGGTAACACTGCAGGTGCTTCTATTCCTATGGCTTTAGATTCATTATATAGACAAAATAAAATTAATAATGGGGATATTTTAGTTCTACCCGCAATCGGGTCTGGTTGGACATTTGGTGTAAGTGTTATAAAATATGTAAAATGAAAAAATTAATAGTATTTGGAGGTACAGGTGGATTAGGACAAAAACTAATACCATTTTTAGAAAAAAAATATGATGTTACTTCAGTTGGTAGTAAAGATGTTGATATCACGTCATTTAGTGAAGTTCAGAAATACTTTAATGATAAAGATTTTGATATTGTACTAAACATGAGTGGAAGTAAGTACGATGTGTTTTTAAGTAAAATTAAAGATAGTGACCAAGAGGACATCAATAAAATGATTGATGTTAATATAAAAGGAAATATCAATATTGTATCTTCTTGTTTACCTAAAATGATTGAAAAGAAATATGGTAGGATTATTTCAATCTCTTCAGTTTTTTCTGAACTTAATGTTCCCAAGAATTCAATCTATTGTGCGTCAAAGGCTTTCGTTGATAGATTTATAAGTAACGCAAATAAAGAAAATGTGAAGTTTGGTATAACTTGCAACACAATTCAATTAGGTTATTGGGATGGAGGTATGTGTTATAGGGTAGATGAAAAATATCAAGAGATGGCTAAGGAAAAAATTGGTTTAAAGAGGTGGGGAAAAATTGAGGAATTACATAACACCATTGATTATATCATAGAAAATGAGTACGTTTCTGGTACAAATTTAAGGATAGACGGAGGACTATAAATAAATCATATGTACATACACAAAAACGGAATTGCATTACGCAAATTAGAAAGAACGGACCTACCAAAATTAAAAGATTTAAAAAATGAATCTTGGTTTGGTACGCACAACATCACATTATTAAATGATTATGAACAAGAAAAATGGTTCGAGTCTTTAAGTAGACACACTCATTTAATATTAATTGCTATTGACACTAAAACAAACAATGAAGTTGGTTTGTATAAAATACAAAACATTGATTGGTATAATAGAACCTACGATTCCTCTCATGATGTTTTTAAAGAACATAGAGGTCAAGGATTATCAAAACCAGTTCTTTGTGCCGGTACCGATTTCGCCTTTGAAGTTTTAAACATGAATAGGATTGACGGTGAGATATTAGAAAACAATGTCGCTAGTATAAAGTCAGCTGAATATGCTGGTTTTAAACATGAAGGTATTAGAAGAAAATCAATCCATAAATGTGGTGAGTATTTGAATAGTATTCATATTGGAATATTAAAAGAAGATTGGATTAACTTAGATAGAATAAAACAATATGGTGGAATATGTAACACATCTTACCAACCTAAAAATGATTTATAAATTATGAAACTTAATAAATTTTTAATCGCAATCGTTTATTACGAGAGACCTAAAGTGTTAATAAATGCTTTAAAATCTATTTTAGATATTTCATACCCTGAGTTTGAAGTTCATTTAATTGACGATGGTTCCACTAACAGAGCTGAACCTATTGTTAGAGATGTGTGCGCATCAATAATTGATAAGTTTAAGTTTAGTTACATAGAAAATACCATTGAACAAAAGAAAGAACAAGGTGGTAGTCTTCATGGACAATACTTAACTGAAGCGATAAAGGAAAGTGATGCTGACCATGTTATTGTGTTATGTGATGATGATGCGATTTATCCACATTTTTTAACTAAATTAAATTTACTAATAAACAAACCAGAAAATAAGGATAAGAACTATTTTTACCATAACATAGTTTTATATGATTGCCTTAGAGAACCATACACTAACGGTGTTGAAAGGGGTGATTTAAGTTATTTTACTAATCAGTGGAAAGTGCCAATACATTGTTCAGGTAGAGTTGATGGTTCACAGGTGACTTATAATAGAAAAAGATTTGTTGAGGATGGTATCATATATCCTGCACCACAAACGTCTGGTTTAGACTCTTCATCATTTATACAAATGTTTGATAAATGGGGATTAGCCGAATATAGTAAATTGATATCTCAAGTTAAATCTAATAATGAAGATAATTTAGTTTGGAAAGATATGGACGAAAACAAGGATGTTATTTACCAAACAAAAGATATGAAATAATATGAAGATTACATTATACACCATTTGTTATAACGAACAAGAGATTTTACCATATTTTTTAAACCATTATTCTAAAATGGTTGATAAAATTGTGGTTTATGATAATCAATCTACAGATAATTCAAGACAGATATTAGAATCATTTAAAGATTGTGAAATAGAAATAATTGATTACGATACCGATAATCAGTACAGCGAAGAATCTCAAACAAACCTTAGGAATAATTGTTGGAAAAATGATACAGATTCTAACTATATTATTGTTGTAGATATTGATGAGATAATATACCACCCTAAGTTTAGAGAGTTCTTAAGAAATAACATAACCGTTGATTGTTTTAAACCAGTTGGATATGACATGATTGGTGATGATGTTCCTACTGATTATAGTAAAGAAATTTATGAAATTATTAAAACTGGAACATTAAACACTATGTATTCTAAAGTTGCACTTTTTAGACGTAAAAATATATTAGAAACAAATTTTACATATGGTTCACATTTTTCATCTTTCATTGGTGATAAACCATTAATAATTCACGAATCAAAAGGTGATTTAAAATTATTACATTATAAATGTTTAAGCTACGAGTATGTTGTTAAAAAACATAATGATTATTCCAAAAGAAAATCTGAATTTAGCAAAAGACTTGGTTTAGGATTTCATTATGATTTTGGTAGAGATAAAATTTTAGAAGAGTTTAATAAATTAAAAGATAGCTCAACTCAAGTTATTTAATGAAAAAAATATTAATATTAGGAGGTGGTGGATTCATAGGTGGACATCTTTCAAAAAGGTTAATGAATGAAGGTAACTTTGTTCGTGTTGTTGATATTAAAAATCACGAATACTTTGATGAAAATGAATTTTGTAATGAATTCATTAAATGTGATTTGAGAAAACCATATGAGGTACATAAGGTTATGTGTTTAGTTGAGGGTTCTTTTGATGAAGTGTATCAATTAGCCGCTGATATGGGTGGGGCAGGTTATATTTTTACGGGAGAAAATGATGCTGATGTTATGCATAATTCGGTGCTAATTAATTTAAATGTTTTGGACACCGCAATTAGAACGGGTGTTAAAAAAATATTCTATTCATCATCAGCATGTATATATCCTGAACATAATCAATTAGACCCTAAAAATCCAAATTGTGAAGAGTCGTCAGCATATCCTGCAAATCCTGATTCTGAATATGGTTGGGAGAAATTATTTAGTGAGAGGTTGTATTTGGCTTATAATAGAAATTATGGAATTGATGTTAGAATTGCTCGTTTTCATAATATATTTGGACCATATGGTACATATAAAGGTGGTAAAGAAAAGGTACCAGCGGCATTATCTCGTAAAATTGCTGAAGCATTAGATGGTGGCGAAATTGAGGTTTGGGGTGATGGTAAACAAACTCGTTCATTTTTATATATTGATGAGTGTATTGAAGGTATGATTAGATTGATGGATTCTAATTTTACGGGACCATTCAACATTGGGTCGGAAGAAATGGTAACAATAAATGATTTAGCTAATAACATCATTGACATTAGTGGAAAAATGATTTATATTAAAAATATTGAAGGTCCTACGGGTGTTAGGGGTCGAAATAGTGATAATAATTTAATAAAAGAAAAGATAGGTTGGTCACCCACACAACCATTATATACCGGTCTAATTCAAACATATGAATGGATTGAAAAACAAATAAAAAAATGAATATAAGTTTCGTATTAGCCGTTTACAATAAGTTAGAATTAACAAAAGAATGTTATAAAAATCTTCGTAAGGTTTATCCAAAGGCACCATTAGTTATTAGTAGTGGTGGTTCTTCAGATGGAACAAAAGAGTGGTTAGAATCGTTAGACGATGAGAACTTATCATTATTTCATGATGATGATAGATTAACATTTTCAGAAACTTATAATGCTGGTATTGATTTAGTTGATACCGAGAAATTGGTTCTTATTCATAATGACATGGTCATTGGTAAAGGGTTTTTAGAAAATTTAGATAGGTTGTTGGATGAGAATCCAAATACGTTATTATCATACACAACGATTGAACCACCAATCTTTGAAGGACATAAAAGACCAGGTAAAGTGATACTTGATTTGGGAACTGGTTTTAATAATTTTAATCAAAAAAAGTTTAACAAATACGTTAAAGAAAATAATAATAAATGTGACTTATATGACGGAGCAGTATTCTTTATGAGTGGTCGTAAAGAAATGTTTGTTGACTTGGGTGGTTTTGATGGATTTAGTTTTGTTCCATGTTTTTGCGAAGATGATGATTTTTTAATTAGAGCAAAATTAAAAGGATATAAATTAAAAACAACAGAATGTGCAATCACATATCATTTTGTTTCTCAAACATCAAGATTTAGTGATGAGATGAAAGATAAAAGACAGGACATTGAAATATTTTCAAATAGAAATTTTATTAGAAAATGGGGTATAACGATATCTACATTTAATCAATTAGGTTATCAAACTCAAGATGATTTTACATTTAAAAAATTATCATTAGGGTTAACAACAAATAACAATGAATATATTGGTTTATTGGAACCATTCTTTAATAAAATTAAAACGGATTCATTACCAACGGATTATATTAAATTTGAACAAGAAACCACTAGATATGATTTGAAATCTAAGTTTGAAGGTACTCCTGACGTGGATGTGATGGTTAATATCTTATCAGAAATTACACAAGATGATTTCAATGTTTTAACAACATTAAGATTGGCAGTTCAACAATACTCACCAGGGACATATAAAATTGGTAATTTAACAATAGAGATTTTAAAAGATTTGTAAATTACTCAGCTCCAAAAGCGTACATTCCAACATGTTTAACGTCCATACTTAATATGGTGTCAATATGTACGTCATATCCTACTTCTCTAAATTTTCTAAGAAGGTTAAAATCTTCTCCGTGCCAATCATCTGTATCCTCTTTGTAGGTGAATTCAAAGTATGGTTTGGTAATATTTTTGAAAATGTCAGTTTTTACTAACATACAACCCATACCCACACCTTGTACTTTAACTAACTCATCTTTAGGTTCCATAGGTAACCAACTGTCCCAATCATTTAAATCGGTATATGCGACCGTTTTAAGAGGTTTTGTACGTCTCATATAGTTACACGCAACAATGTCCTTATTGTGTTCTAAAAGACGAATGGCGGTGGTCTGAGGGAACATCATATCACTATCTAACCACAACATATAATCTGATTTAGATTCGATAGCCATATTGACCAATCTACCCCTTTGATTTGTTAGAATGGTACTTGAATCGTAATATAAATTAACATCAATTCCAACATCTGAAGTCGTTTTATATAATTGAGCCAAACAATATGAGAAATGTGAATGTACGGTGTCTCTGGTTGGGACTAATATTGATAATTTAATGGGTTTAACATCCCATAATGTACTATTATTAATGTTTTTCATTATAAACCTGGTATGTCATTTGAGACATTGTTACTTTGGATGGCAAGATTTCTACCTGAAATTATTAACTCTTCGGTTCTTTTTAGTAGTAATTGATAATCACGTATTGGTAAATTACTAATTGTTGTGAAGGTTTCTCTTGAGTATACGTTTGTTAATAGAATGTCTGTTGCAGCAATTCTCGCCCATTTTTCAATAAAACATAATCTAACGATGTTCTCATCATTATTTAACAAACCCTTAATACGAACATCATCGTATGTACTTAGAATGTTTTTTAAAATTTTATGTTCCTTTCTATAATATGGTATAAATGAAAAAAAATACGTTAATCTGAGACGTTTAATAAACTTGACAAGTATTTCTCTATCAAAGTTAATTCCGTTCCATTTAACGTATTCTAATTCGTATTTTGAAGGGGTATTATTATACGTAATATTCATACATATAATATAAATAAAATTTTTAGTAAAATCAAATATTAAGGTGGGTACACTCCTGAACCTGATAATCCACCAAATCCAGCACTTTCGGCAATTTCAGAACCTGAAGCTACACTTGCAACACCTGAAGTGGTTCTATTACGACCAACACCTAATGACGAGTTTAACCCAAGATTCGCTACAGTACCTGTGTTGGCAAATAAACCTAACACTACACTTATTTTTCCCATACTTACTTCGGATCCTGTTGCTGGTACTACACCCATGATATATAATTATTTAATTAAATTCTTTTTATAAATACTCACTATATTTTTTTAGAACATAGTGAGTACTTTCTAATTTATCTATTTTATTTTAGATTCTAAAGCCTCAATACGTATTAACAATTCTTTGTTTGTTTGAATTAACAAAGCAACTAATTTTTCGTATTTAACAGCCATATAACCATTGTCTCTTGTAGTTACAATTTCAGGTAAAACTGAGTTAATTTCTTGTGCTATTACCCCAATATCGTGACCTTCGTTCTCATGAATACCTTCCATTGGAACCCAATCGAAATAATAACCATTAATTTGTTTCAATATGTCTAAAGAACCTGTAATTGATTGGATATTTTCTTTTAGTCTTTCATCAGAACCATAGTAGGCAATAACGTCATTTGTTGCTCTAATTAAACCTGTAGTTGTTGGTGTTGATGTACCCACACCTAACGCACCTGCAACATATAGGGTTGTTCCGTTAAATGTTAAATTTGCCTCACCATTTAGGGTAACTCCACCTTCACTTGTCATTACACGGTCTGCACTTGCATTTGTAATTGTTGTTGTACCAGATGATCCTGAAGAACCGTTAGAACCTGAAGAACCGTTAGAACCTGATGTTCCTGAAGAACCGTTAGAACCTGATGTTCCTGAAGAACCACTAGAACCTGATGTTCCTGAAGAACCTGATGAACCTGAAGAACCTGATGTTCCTGAAGAACCTGAAGAACCATTAGAACCTGAAGTTCCTGAAGAACCATTAGAACCTGAAGTTCCTGATGAACCACTTGAACCTGAAGTACCTGACGTCATTGCACTGAATGAAACTCCATTCATAACCAATGTTCCTGTGGTACGTATAGACCCTGTAACTTCTAAATCGTCTCCAAAAACAACTTTATTTCCACCTGAAGATGTTATTTTATTACCATCTTGCATTTGTAATGTTCCCTTAACGGTAATTAAACCAGTCGTTGGGTCTAACGCAATATCACCACCACCTGAGGATTTTAATTCAATATCACCATCAGCAGTTTGTAATGTAATATTGTCAGTACCAAGTTCATTAAATTTAATTGATTGGCCAGAATCTGTTGAGAAAATTACCTCAGTAGAGTTTGAAGAAATTACTTGGGTTCCGTCAATATATAATGAACCTGAAGAAAGATACAAATCTCTCCATTGATAATCCAAACTACCCAAATCGTAGATATCATTAACTGAAGGGAGAATAGAACCACTTACAGTTTGATTTCCAACAAATAAGTTACTACCAGTGGTAGCAAAACGTGCAGAACCTGTTGTGCTTAAGGTTAGTGCATTAGATGTTGTACCACTAATTGTTGCGTTTATTGTACCATTTACGGTTAAATCTCCCGTAATTGTTGCCGAACCAGTTATAATCGGATCAAATATTTTCATAATTATATGTTATTATTCATATAAATACTCGATATTTCATCTTTATGATTAAAACTTTAAAATTTTTATATTAATTTTTTAATTTCATCAATAACTTGGTCTGAAGTGATTGATTTTGAACATTCAAATTGATTTTCAGTACCTTTTAATTCGGGACACCAATTCCAATCTCCTGGATCAAAATCATGATTTGACCAACAACTATTACAAACATTTTTGTTAATTATTCTTGTTACACCGTCTATTGGTTCTAAATCAACGTCGGTAAATCCAGAAATAATAACAGTTGGGGTTTCAGTTGCCCATGATAACCAACTTAAACCACTGCTTATACCTATAAATAATTCAGATTCCTGTAAAGTTTTTATTAATTTTTCTATTGAACCCGTTGGTTGAAGTGTGATTCCTGTTGGGTGTGTATTCCCCATGTAACCATTTTCCTCTTTTGATAATAGTCTGACCTCATATCCTTTATTTTTAAGGTAGTCAACTACATCTTGCCAACCAGTCGGATTGTTCCAATATTTACATTGAGCGGTTGAATGTATTCCAATACAAACTCTTTTTTGTTTCTTTTTACCTAATTTTTTTAACTTGGGTCTTAATTCTTCATAAGATAATCCTAAAATATCGGACGCAACTTTTAATAATGGTTCCTTTTTAGGGTCGGTAATATGTTTAGTGTAATCAATATTACGTTTATCATCATAAAATATCCCTAAACGATATAATGCATAAACATTATCCACCGAAGTACCTGGTAACACAAATTTAATATTGGGATATTCAGATTTAAATAAATCATTATGGAATGTTGAACAAACAACCTCACAATTATTTTCTTTTCTAAATTTCTCAACGTATGGTATCCAAGCTAAACTATCCCCCAAAGATTTTGATTCAAAACAAATCATTGCTTGTTTACCTTTAAAGTCTAAATCATATTCATAATAAAAATCATTATCAATACCTTTAATTTTAACAAACCAATCAATGTAGTATTTTTTTGCCGACCTACACCAATGATTACTCTTTAAATTAATTTCAAATTCAATTTTATTGTTTTTCTTATTTATGAATTGTACATTGTATAAATTGTCTCCATCTTCTTTAATTTCTAAAAATGGGCCATCAACAAAATGTGCAATAATGTTTTTCTTTTTATTAATTCCACTATTATGTTTGATTACTTTATTTTTTCTTTTAAATTCCTCAACATCACTTGTTAATTGTTGGTTAAAGATTTCAACTCCTCTATAGAAAACTTGAAAAGATTGTCCTTGACGATATTCATCAATTTTCTCTAAAATGTATTGTCCCTTCTTAACCGTTAAGAATTTTTTAAAACTACCGTAATTAATTTCAACCAAATAATCCAAGTTAGCGGGTTTCTCTGAAAACCCTGAAATGAAATGAACATATAGTTGATTAAAATCATCCACACCTAAATAGGTTTGTAAACGAGCACCGTTTTTTGTAATCCCATTTCTATTCCATGCCGCAAATATGTTTAGTTCGTTATCGTTAGCGATGTACTTACTTACAAAAATATTATTGGTGATACTTTTTAATGTTTGATAGAATACCTTTTCTAACTGCCATCTATTTGGTTTATTTTTAAAGTATTCTTCTTTAGTGTTAATCTTATTAATCAATTCTAACGCAATATCGGTTTTTATTGAAAATAGATATGTTGCACTGTATGGATTTTCTTCTTTAGTTGATCCTTCTGAATATTCATACACAACAGCATCGTTGCTTCTCATATATTCCATAAAAGATTGACGATACTGAATTTCATCGGGTAAGTTATCGTACTCCAAGAAGTGAATATATTTTTTTCCTAATTGTTTAACTAAATTAAACGCATTTTTCATTGTCAACCAAATGGCATAATCATGATGAAACTCAACTTTATTGGTAATTTTATAATTTCCCATGTCAGTCCATCTATCACTATTAACTCCATACTCTTCAAAATCTTTTTCCAATAAGATATCATTATTTGAATCGTAAATGTAATAATCTGCCAATTTTTGAATGTCAGGGTTTACAGGATAATGTCCACATAAAATAATTGGACAATTATATACCTTTAAACTTGTGAGTAATTTCTTTAAAACGTTTTCTTTATCTTTATTATCTGGCCAGCAATCGACCACAAATACATCTTCAGTAAATTGTGTGTATCCCATTATCTTTTTGTTATTATTATGATTCCGTTAAGGAAAGTTATTGATTCTATATCAGTTCTACAATCGGGTTGTACTTTATTTGAATATGGTATTAGTTTATCTTCTCTTCTATCCCACACTGCGGCTTGGTCGTCTAAATTCTCAACACCTCTAAAGTTAATGTCATCCGTTAATTTCTTAAAGTATTCCATCATACTCTTAGGGTCATTTAAACCCCCACCATACCAAGGAAAATAGGAGGTTGCAACATCTTCAACAATGTATATACCACCTGATTTAACATATTGAAATAGTGTTTCAAACGAATAAATAACATGTTCATTCATATGTGAACCATCGTCTAAAACGAAATCAAATGGTCCGAATTCATTTGAAATTTGATTAAGGAATTTGTCATCCGCTTGTGACCCTATTTCAACAAAAATTCTATCCTCTTCATATTTTTTACAATCAGGATTAATGTCAACACCTAAAATATTAGAACGATAAAAATAATCCTTCCAAGTTAATAGTGATTTACCATCTAAGACACCAATTTCCAATATGTTTAATTTATCATATCTGTTAAATGGTAAATACTTTTCATATTTAACACAATAATTGTGATTATCCGAAGACTTATCCGTTCCGTGTATTTTGGCTAAATTATTTAATGTACTCATTTCCAAAAATATATCATTTGTAAAGCATTATTGTTCCCCATAAATAATAGGTATGAATTAAACCCTAATCCATTCATTTTTTTAATGAAGTTTGACCTTAATTCATCATCAAAATTAAAATGACTATTATGATACTCCATTGCAATGGTTTTAACTTTTTGTAAGTTGTCATCACTAATACCTGCGAATGCAGCATATTCCGCACCTTCAATATCAACCTTAAGAAAATCAATATGGTCAATTAAACCACTTTCAAAAAGATAATCTAAAGTATATGTTTTAACACTATACCCTTCTTGACCTACAATTCCAAAAACATTTGATCCACCTAAGTGAGTACTCTCAAATAAATTAAGTTCTCCCATTTCGTGAGCAACCGCAGCGTTGAATAATATAGAACGTGGGTCAGCATTAAGTGAAAGTAATTTAAAATATCTTCTATCCGGTTCAAATGAAATTACTTTACTCGCCCCTTGATGATATGCCCATCTATTAAAGATTCCCATATTACCACCTAAATCAACTACAACATCACCTTCGTTTATTCTTCTTTCATTACCACCTTTATAGTAATCGTGTAAATTAAAAATCTCATGATAAATTGCTCGAGCCCATCCATACTTACCGGCAATTTCCATAGTACCTCCTTGTACATCTTTAATGTCACCTAAGTTCTCTAACTTATATGTATTAACATCTAATGATGTGTAGAATTGTTCTGATTTATAGAAACTATCATCGCGTTTCATTTTGATGAAATTCATCATGAAATCAGACATGTCAGCATTCTTATTGCCGTGAAAATATAAAATTTGATTTTTATCTTTAGGTATTGCTTGATAACCAAACACCCTATTGAAATTCTGAGGACCCTCTTCGTTCCAAAATTTTAAGAAATGATGTTGTGTTTCATCTGTCATTCCATCATCACCGTCATAAGATGACGTATCAAAGTTTGATAGTGGTAAGTGTTTTTTAAAATTATACTTCCATCTCATCACATTATCAATACCCTCATCATTCCATAGGTATAGACGTTTGTAATCTTTACCTCCGTCTTTCATTACTTTCACGTAATGACTTATAATTTCCTCAAACCACCATTTACACTCTTTATTATAGACATACATACAAACATGCATATAAGGTTGTTGTTTTTCTACTCCCCAATCATTTGCAACTTGTTCGTTGAATAGTTGTGAATTTTTTCCATCATCATACCAACCAAAAAATTCTTCTTGTACGTGTATATCGGATATTGGATAGTTTTCAATTTCTGAGAAATATTTTTTAATATCATCAACGTTATAGTTTACAACAACATCACCATCCATCCAAACGTAGTTATCAAAACCTTCATTAACTGATTCAATACACGCCATTTGTTTCCAATACCATTTATCATGTTCTGATATCTTTTGTGTTGTTATAGTTCTTTTAATGATATTTGGATAATCAAATGGAACCTCACAATCGATACCATATACTATAATCTTACGTTTAGAAAATTCTAATAGTGATTGAACTAACTTTTCAATCACCGGCATATAACCAATGTTGCCTGTTGTTATGAAAGCAAAATCATCAAACTTATTTTCAAGGATTTTACACGCACCTTTAGCTATTGTATCCCAATTAAAATCTTTATGGATTCTTTTTGAGTCTGCGTTTGATGTAATCCACATTGCGGTATCATAATCATAAGCTTGACGCATTTTAAATCTTAAATCGTTCCAATCAGGTTCACAATATTCACCAGGGAAATCTTTGTGTTCGTGATTAGCAGGTGTTAATCCTTTAATTGAAACGGGAACCCCTTTATCTAATGTAAATTGTAATTGTCCACCCCAATTTGAATATAACGACGGGGTTCCGCAAGCCATGGCCTCAATCAATGGTAAATTCCAACCCTCACTTCTTGCACAAGAAATGAAAGCATGTGCTGTTTGTAAATAATTAACGTATTCGGCTTGTGATGGAAACTTAACGAACTTAATATTTTTGGTATCAATACCATAGTGTTTAATTCTTTCTTCAGTTGTTTTTAATCCGTCAGATGGATATGGGTTTTCAACTGATGCGATTAACTCAATATCATCTTGATCTTTAAACTCTTCCGCAAATGCTTGTAATATTTCAGTGGTTCCTTTTCTCCATTCCCATCTACCAAACAACACAAATCTTTTCTTATCTCTTTTCGGAAATTTAGTTAACGGTTTAAATGTGTCCACATCAACTCCCTCAGGAACTATTGATATTTTATGTGATGGGTAACCCTGTTCAACTAAACAATCAAATTGCCATTGGGTTGGTACCCATACTTCATCAAAGTAATGTAATCTTTGGAAGAAATCATCAGGATAACGTGTTGATTCCCAAACATTATATGCTATTTTATATCCGTCGTAATTCTCGTAGAAATAGTAGTTATTAGTGTCAACCAAAACAATATGAACATCTGGTTTAAATCCACCATTATACCCGTAAATGGGGTAATCTGACCTACTACCGTCCGCATTGTTAAGGGTCTGAAGGATTAACATATCCTTCATTTCGGTGGTCATATAGGTCTCATTATCGTGCGGGGTGTTATTCATCCCTTTCCATCCACTACCTACTGTTGAATTTCTAACCTTTACCGTGTGGTATTTGTTTAGAGCACAAAAAAAGGACTTTGCGTGATTTGCATATCCTGTTACTCCAATAAAACATGTGTGAGCTAATATTTTCATATACCATAATATAATGAAAATCTATGGAAATATCAAATATATTTGAAAATTATATCAATTTATTAAAACTGAATCTTGTCTTAATATTATTTTTTTTTCTCTTGTCCTTTTCGTCTTTGACAAAGTATGAATAAGGTTTCCAATTAATTCCCATCTGAATATATTGTAATTCTGCGTTCCATCTATTTTTATAAACACCAGTAACATCTATGGTTTTAGCATATTCACCAATCATCCACCAAAAATTTCCAGAATAGATTACATTTTTAGAATCATTTACGGTTTCTAATAAAACACCATATGTGTTATATAAACCACTATTAAAAACTTCAAATATATTATTAATGTGTTGGATATTATATAGTTGCATGAAATTTCTCCATCGTTCACTTTTTGCATATTCTTTAGTATTTTGTTTGGAGGCACCTTTGGTGTGTAAATACAAAATGTAATCGGTGTCATCAAATGATGATTTATCTGATTCAATTAAGTTTAATGTCACAAATTCATTACCCATTAATTTAGTGTCACCAATTATAATTTTTGAATCATAATCATAAATTAACTTAATTATGTTGTCCACTGAATTATTATTTTCTGATATTGAGAATCCTACAGTTAATGAGTGTGGTTGATTAATATATTTTTGTATTAATGAAAGTTGTTCATTTATTATAGACTCAACTCCCTCTATTGCATATATGTGATAATATATTCTAATCATATTAAATAAGTTTTTATGTCATTACTTTCTTTATGAATATAATTTGGATAATTTTTTTGAATAAAATTGTGTAAATTCAATGCATAATTTTTAAGATGTATTGGGCCGCAATGTTTATTATCCACTCCTTTATCTAATACATTTAAGAAAAAATCACCATCATATCTAAATTCATCTTTGTATGATGAACGAATTAAACTTCCATTCCAGATAAAATTACACTTTTTGGATTCTAAAAATAATTTTATCAATTGATGATTTTTATACCAATTTATAAAATCTTCATTATCATTTTGTAATTCTATTTTCAATTTTTGAGTATTCATACCTTCAATAGTTTCTTCGGTAAATCCCCAGGCCGATGTTGGCATGTATGGTTCAACTCCACCATCTTTAGTATATATTTCTCTTCTAACAATTTCTGGATAAAATATTAAAACTAAATCAGGTTTAATTAAATCATAATAACTAAATAGACATCTCACTACAAAATCTCCGCTTCTTCCACCCGTACCAAAGTTTATATTAACACCATTTAGAATTAGTTTTGCAAATTGTGCTGGCCACGTTTCATCGTTATTGACTCCAACTCCTTCGGTATGTGAACAACCCAATGACATCACTTTAAATCCATCTTTTTTTATACTATCACCTCTAAATCCTAATTCATTATAGGTGTATGTACATAAACCTGTATTATCTGATCCCGATGTTGTATATGTTCTGCCGACCCTTTCTTTTAGAGAATATTTATAAGATGATATTTCAAATCCTTCTGGATTCCAATATTTTATTACTTTCATATTAATTTATTTATATCAAATTTTACATGTTCACTTTGTAAAAACCAAAGTAATGAGTATCTTTCCCCACTTAAAATAGGTGTAATTTCATGTTCAATTCTCACATCAAATAAATAAGTATTTCCCATTTCTTTATTTAACATATATTCATCTGGATTGTATAATTTAAAATCACCACCACTAAAATCATTATTTAATAAAACACCAACAGCATATACCCTATCGTCTCTAATATCGTTATGTTTTCCGAACCAATCACCTTTCGTAAATTTATGAAAATGTATCGTTTTATTTATTGTTCTAATTTCAATTTTTGTTTCCTTTTCCACATAATCCTTCAATTTATCAAATAACCAAATAGTATTTTTACTATATTCTATACTCATTGATTCATATATTCTATCTTTGTAGTTCCAATTTTGTTTTTTTAATTTTGATATATCAATAATTGATTGACATTCTTGTTGATTAAATAATATTTTTTGTATTAAAAACATTATAAAATTTTATTTTTGTTTTTAAATTTATTTATAAATAAATCCGATAGTTGTATATGCCCATTTTCACTAAAATGCCAATCATTTAATTTTCCGTTTGTTTCTGCAAATATAGTTTCAAATTTATTTAAAAACATACAATCCAATCGTTGGTCAAATGGTGTCCAATGAATTATGTTTTTATCTAAATTGTTTAATAATTTAATCCAACTATTTACTTCATTACAATATCTTATATCATCTCTGTTTAAAAGAATCTCAATAAGAGTAGATTCGGATATTTTTGTTTTGTCAATTTCTTTAGTTGAAAATTTATCATAATTTGGTAAAATTGTTATCCAATCGTTAGAAACTAACCTAAATCTCAACGGAGATGACCATCCAATTATTACTAAATCGTTTTTTTTAATATTTTTTACGTTATCACAAAATTTTTGTAATATAGAATAATTGTCCGATGCATTATCGGCTAGATTAATTAATTCTAAATTTAATTTTTGTGAAATGATTTCGTCAAACCCTTTTGGTGTATAACCTTTCCAATTTACATAATTATTTGTCCAATTAGATTCAAATGAAAATCCAGCAGAAAAACTATCTCCAAATATATAAAGTTTTTGTTTCATTTAAATTAAATAATTTATATTAGATGCATTTTTTCTAATATATCTTTTTTCAATATAGTTAAAACAATTGACCACCTCTCACCATCTAAAATTTCTTTTATTTCATGTGATGTTGTAGCATCATATGCAATCGCGTTGCCCACTTCTTTACTTAACAAAATTTCTTTATTGTTTTCATCGTAACAAATATATTCACCACCGATATAATTGTCATTTAATTGTATTCCTAAATTCCATCTTCTATTTGGAAAGTTAATGTTAAAATCCATATGTTTCATAAAAGAATCGCCTTTTGAATATTTATGCAAAGAACAACCAATTGGCGTATTATCGGGATTACGTTCAACTTTTGAAACGTTTGAAAACCAATTAAAAAGTTTTTCAAACATCCACCCCGATTCTGTATCATTTACTATATCCCAAACATTAAAAAATTTACCCAATTTTTTACCATTTTCCATTTTTGCAAATTCGTTAATTCTTCTATTAGCTAAATCTAATCTAGATTCTAATTTTCTAAATGGTAAATCGGTATATATTTTTGTATATGATAATATTTTATCACATTCTTCTTTTGTAAATATTTTTTCTTGATAAATCATATTAATTTAATTATATAATATTTTTTACTTTTTTACTAACCCATACCACCATCATCTCTCTCAGGCCTGATTTTATTTCTTTAACTTCATGATATTCTTTCTGTCCATCGAATACCACCACATCTCCTTTTTTAAATGGAATTAAATTGTCATTAACATATAACTCCCCTCCTTCGAAACTATCATTTAACATAATCAAATACGTTTTATTTGCTTTAATATCTAGATGTTTTTTGGCATAATAACCGGATTCATATTTAATATAGTGTAATGAATATATTATTTCATCTTCTTCTAATGTTACATATTTTAATAATGTATCAACTAATATCTTATTAGTTAAATCACAATAAAATATTTCTTTTAAATGAATTACATTTTTAAAATCGTGATATGATTTTATTTTTTTATTTTCATTTCCAAAATTATAATTTTTTAACATTATATCAATGTCATCATAATTAATTTTATTTTTAAATATATTCATTGAGTACTAAATAAGTGTTTTTGTTTTATTAATTCTATATTTGTTACCAATTGGAAATCCTATATTTTTAACTTCTTCTATATTAAGATAATTAACAATTTTTTTAAATCCATTATTATAATATAATTCTTCGTAAGAAATTGTAAAAAAATCTTTATTAACATATTTTTCTTTAAATTCAGATTTCAATATCTTAAAATATTCTGTTTTTTCTTTGGTAATTGAATTTTCTGATGTTTTATAAACATATGGTAGATGCCAGTTATCCGTATTTACCGCATTTAAAAATGATTCCAATTGTTCTTGTGTATTTTCTCTATATAGTACAATAATTTTATTGGATACATTTAACAATGAATTCCAATTTAAAGTAGGATAATATATTTCTTTAATACAAAGATGTTTAGTTTTATATTTATAATCTTTTGGGTCAATATTATTTTGAAACCATTTACTATTAGGATTTTCTGGTTCAAATAGTGTGGTAAAGTTTTTATTAAAGTAAAACCAATTAGTAAGATTTGTTGAACCACTTCTCGGTTCTGCTAAAATTGTGATAATCATATTAATAATATTTTTATATTAAAGTATTGTTTTTTTTTCCTTTAAAATCGGAAAATCAAACAATACATTTCCTGCAATTACAATTCTATCGATAGTAGAATTAATTGAAGTATCAGGTCTATGATATACATCCGCAGGAAAAATAACAAGTTCATTTTCTTCTGGTAAAAACATCCTTTGTACATTATCTTCTTTATCCATAAAAAATAATTTACCATCGTTCCCAGTTAAATTATTTGGCATTTGTACATAATAAGTGAATGTGCAATTGCTTTCTATTGATTTTTTTACATGTGGAGCAAACATTGTGTGGTTATGATAATGAGATTGTGTATCCTCATCTCTAGAAATAAAAATCCAAGAATATAAACAATAATCAACTTCTTCAACTTTTTTATCTTTTTTAAATAATTCTATACATCTCTTAACACCATAATTTAAAATAAAATCAATTTCTTTACATGTTAATACTATGTTAGTTTGAATACCTGGTGTCAGATGTGATGGTTCATAATTAAATAATGATACGTTTTGATATATTTTTTTTATCAAAATTTCTTTTTCATATGGATATTTTATTTTTTCTCTATATATTTTATCAATCATAGTAAACTAATTATATTTTTTGTTTTAAGATTTGTTTCATAAATCCACCCACTTATAGAATATCTTTTATAATTTTTATCAATAATTTCATCTACACAATGTGAATCTTTTATATTTTCAACATCAAAAATATTTAAACTATTAAATTTGGGTAATAATTTGTATGTAATATTATTTTTATCATCTATGAAGTTTAAGCAACCACCTTTTTTTTCATCTGCATCTTTTGTTAAATTGTAAACAAAAGCATATTTTCTACCCAAAGATGCATCGTTATGTGGAGATAAAAAATGGCCATATGTATATTTTGAGACAAATACACTCTGTGCTTTAAAAACCTTATCTTCTAACAATTTACTAATTTCTAATTCCAAATTTAATAGAAAAAATAAGTTTTGTATAAATTCTTTGTTTTCAATACTACTATACCAATATGAAAATTCACCTTCTTTAAATTTTGATTTTTCATATTCATAAGATTTTTTATGTTTTGAATTTGTAATCCAATCAGTTTGAGAATCGATTATATCATATACATTATTTGCAATACCATCAGATAAAAAATTTTCTATTTGTATTGGTTTTTTTTTTAATTCTTCAATATACCCCATAACACTTAATTTTATACTAAATTACCTTTTTTTACAAATCTTGATTCAAAAGTATCCCACAAAAAAGTTTTTAGTTCATTATTAATTTCTATTTTATTTTTTATTTTTTTAGTATCATTCATTTTGGTAATTTCTAATTTTACTCCAAATCTATTGTTTATAAAATTAATAAATTTATCAATTTCGGTTATATCAAATTCGTATGTACATTTTTCATTTTCTTTCCAATATTTTTGGGAATTAAAAATATATAAAGTCTCAGGTAGATTTTTATTTATTTTTATAAATAAACTGTTATAATAGTTTTGTACTTCAGACTGGTTTTCAGAATATATAGCATTTGCAAAATCATTATTAAAATATTTGTATATAAATTTATTATCAACATCTTCCCAATTACAAATTAATTGATTATTATGTTGTATTGTAGAACAATAGAAAAAATATTCAAATGCACTTAATAATCTGTCTAACCAATTTCTTGTTATACAAATAGTATCTTTATGGCCGAATTGATTTATACAATCTCTTTTTCTACTATGAGCATGATATTTAATTTTATTTTTAGATTCTTCTATTAAATGTCTTTCACTTATAACTTTTTTTATATTTAAAGATGAATTATAAAGTGAGTTTTCAATTGAAACGGATGCACATCTTGGAATTGATATCCAAATCAATTCATTGTTGATAAGAAACATTTAAATTTAATTTAGATTATATTTTTTAGTTTATTTTCTGAAAAATATTTAAAATCAACCTCATTCCACTTCCCTTTAGGACATGCATTTTGTTTTTCAGAAAATACCTTTTTTGTAATTGGGCAACCACATGCCGAACAAATAGGTTTTTTAATTACATATTTTTTGTATTCACATGTATCACATATGTTAGCTCTATTTAATGCAAGTGTTTTTTGTTTTTCATTTGGATTGAATGAAATAATCCATGCATTAATTATCTCTGCAATTTTCATAACCTATTTAATAAAATTTAAGAATTTGAAGCTACAATTAATGAACCTATTTGTGTCATTATTGTATTGATTGTAGTAATTTCTTGTGTTGTCATATTTTAAGTATTTTTAATTATATTATAATGGTAAACAAACCAATCCAGATGCAAAACAAGGTCCTCCACCATTATATGTACAATATTCATACATTTTGTCACATCCACCGGAACCTATACCCTGAGTATTACAAGGTTGACATTGATAGTTATGTTCAATTGCCACAAACATACCATCATTTGTTTTGGTTAGGAATAAATGTTCATCTTGAACAGTTATTGTCCATCCGTCAAACCCATTAACACTATTCGTTATATTTGTAACGGTTTTTTCTACCACACTTACTGTTTCTAAATTATCTGTCTGAACTAAAAGGATTTTATCACCAATTTGTAACATATCTAATGTAGTATCTTCCAAATTTAAAGCAGTCCATTTAACAATATCTCCTCTTTTTATTAGATATTGTGATATTGATGTATCTTCCCACGTTGTATTATCATCAAATGTAATAGTTGTCATTGGTGACAAAACATTTGATTTTTGTTTACCTAAAACTACATTTGTTGAAAATGTTGAGTTTGATAAAAATTCAGTAAAATTAACACTATATCCTCTAAGTTCATCTGATTCTGTTAAATTTGGTTGATTTTCGTATAACTTTATTGTTTTTACCACATCTCCAACTTGTAATTCTAATCCTGTCTTATATGACCCATCTGCCATCATAACCAAATCATCATCCATTAATTTTGGTTTATTAATAGTTTGTGTACCTGAAATATATGATTTTCTGAAATTAGGATTTACTTCAAACGTTTCAGTATTGTAAGTAACATCTTCAAATAATTGAACATTGCCATGTTTAGTATATGCTCCAATTGCAATTGATTCTAATGTAGGTGGATATAATAGATTATATGAACGAACTACTGTTGCAGTATTATTTTCAATTTTTTCAGCGTTAAAATAATACTCCATTAAAAAATATTCATTAGTTACATTTTGTAATACTACATCTAATTGTTCTTGAGTTACAACTTTAAAAAATTTAGGATATTCGTTTCTATCATATATTGGATATTTTGCTTTTAAAACAAAATTTGGGTGAACTCCATTGTCGTTAAATGTTGTAATGTTTGACACTAATTGGTTTGACTCATCCATATAAGCAAATTGACAACCAAATTCGGTAGATTGTATTAACTTTAAAAAGTTTACCTTATCTTTACAATAAGTTTCATCTACAATTGCGGTTACATCATATGCACTTCTTATGATTAAATGTGTATCAGAATCTTCAACATAAGGTATGGTTATATTACCATTCGTCTCTAAAAATTCATACTCAATATTTGTATTACTACACATTGGTTCCAATCTATCATGAAACTTAAGAATTCCACCAATATATGTCACCTTTGTAAAATTATTGGAACTAATGAAATTAGCCAATTCAGTCAAATTGAATAAACTATCATATTGTTCTTCCGTTAATCTATTTATACCTGCGTTTGTATTTATTTCAATTGGTTTTAAATTACCTAATGAATTATATACTAAATCGGTTCCTAATAATACAGTTCTCATGTTTTTTTGTTATTTATAATAAATACTTATTTTTTATCTTTTAGTCCAAATTTTATCCATTTATACCAAATTCTTTCATGAAGATAATATTGAATGGGTTTATATATCAGTTCTACCACCCCGAAAGCCGTACCAACCTTGATTGATCCACTTACCCACCATATTATTAAAAACCCAATAAGAGTACTTACAATACGATATGAGATGGTTTTAGCAATATGTCGTTTACGTTCTACTATCATTTGTCATTCATATCTGGATATTCTATAATATCTCCGTTTGAATCAATATACCCGTTTCTGATACTTGTACCACTAATTTTAGCAACTTCTTCAGGTGGTTCGTGGTAAATAACATCGTACCCAACCCCTCTACCGTAATTGATACTCTCAATATCAGGGATGATGGATATGTTAATTCTATGTGAATTTTCTTTAAAGAAAGTCTCCTCAGATAAATCCATCATTACCTGTTGTGCGGTTTTTGGGTTATTTTCATCTGTGGGTACGTTTCTAATTGCAACCCATACGTCTTTTCCTTTCTCTAATTGTTGGTTAATAAGCCATTCGTGACCCTTATGCCAATTTTGCCAACGCCCCACATACATTGCGTACTTTTTACTCATATTTTTAATTTTATTGTTAATTCAATAAACGAATCAACCTCTTTTCTGTTACTTGTGTCAATATCTACAAAATTATCCGTAGGTTTTTCATAATTAGACACGTGAAACCCTTCTCTACCTCGTTCGTCCGTGGTGTGAACATAAACCTCAATTACCTCATTAGTTTGTTTAAATTGGTCTCTTTGGTCCTTGTATGGTGAAACTAAGGACACAATCACGTTAAAACCCTTTTCACTCATAAATCTTGCAATATCCTGAGCTCTTTCGATGTTTTTCCTTCTTCCAACCTCAGAATAGTCTTTGTTTTGGAAGATGTCACGTAAGTCGTCACCATCAATGTGAATTACATTGATGTTCTCAAAATAATTAACCAAATGTTTGGCCAATGTTGTTTTTCCTGCACCAGGTTGTCCTGTTAACCAATATATCATAATACTAAAATATAGATAAATTATTCGAAATTACCAAATAACTTACCTATGATTTTTATCATATTAATGATTGTAGATAAATGGGTCTCTTTTACGTAGTTCTTCTAATTTCTTCTTAAATTCTTTCTTTCTTTTGCGGTCTGCAAAATACTTCTTAATCCAATTAATTAACTTCATCATATTATTTTTTATTTTAATTTATTTTTTATGTAATTAGCAAATAAACTGTGAGTTTTATCATCCCAATGATGATCATGTTTACGTCCACTTTTTCCGTTAGTTTCGACATATTCATCATGTGACGTTCCTAAATATCCCAAATTTTTCTCTATTTTTGATTTATCCTCAATAATATCCAATTTTTCATCCATCTCATCCCATGAAAAAATTAACACTTTACATGGGGTTATTTTATATAGTGAACTGATAATATCTAAATAATTAAGACTTGCCGCTTTTGAAGAATTAATCAACTGCATTGTCTGTATTATTTTATTATAATCGTCTTTTTCTGACTCAAACACATCAATTAAATCTACGCTTGGTTGATATTTGTGTATACCAACAAACCTATTTGTTGATGTGAGATTTCCAGTTAAGTTATCGTCCCAAAAATTAGTTTCGTTAAATGGTAATCTAGTTCTTAAAAAAGTTGGTAACATTATTATTAGAGAATCGTCATCATTTAAGTTTGGAATACTAACAATCCACTTATCAAGTATTGTTTGTACATCTCGACTAGGTTGTCCGTCAACAAATACTGTTTTAAAATTATCTTTTAAAATATCAACCCACGAATCGTATATTGGTCTACCTTTACCAACAAAACTATCTCCTATAATTAAAATTTTAGACATTTACTTATATATTATATAATTACCAATAACCAACAAATCCATGTCGGTATCGTAAAAAGTATCCACCGCGTCTTTGGGTGTTAATACCATTGTTTTATCTTTAACATTAAACGACGTGTTTAATAATATTGGGTATCCTGATACTTTTTCAAATGCTTTTAGTAAATCATATATCGCAGTATTTTTATATACCGTCTGTACCCTCGCTGAACCATCCACATGAGTAACAGCCTTTAATATGTCTCTATATTCGGGTCTAACCTTAACCACCTGATTCATGTAAGGGATATCATCTGTCATTTCAAAAAATTCGTCTTGTCTATCTTTTGTCACCATTGGTGCGAATGGTCTGAACCCCTCTCTTTTTTTAATAACTTTATTAATCCTATCTTTCATTCCCTCAATAGTTGGGTCTGCTAATATTGATCTGTTACCAAGAGCCCTAGAACCAAATTCAATGTGACCATAAAACCAACCCACAACCTTACCTTCTTTTAATTTTTTTGCAACATAATCTCTAAGACTGGCGTCTGATGCAAACTTATAATTTTTGGTTTTCTTAATCGCTTCTTTAATTTCATCAAGAAAATACATCGGTCCTAAAAATGGATTCTTGGTTATTTTACTTCTAACTTTCTTTTCTTTAACCAAATAATGAATAACAGCACCTATAGCAGAACCAGCGTCAGATGGTGCTGGTGGTATCCATAAATGATTGAATGATGAGTCGTTTACTATTTTACCATTCGCAGTTCCGTTATAAGCACACCCACCACTTAAACATAAATTCTGACTTTCACTTATAATTGAAATTGATTTCAAAATTTTAAACAATATCTCTTCATAAACTTTTTGTACGGACGCCGCCAAATCTTTATGTACTGGTTCTAAACTATCGTCAGGTATACGTTGGTCAATACCAAGTAATGTGGAAAGATTATCATTAAACATAGTTTTGTCAGATGTATTCCAACAAAAAACGTCCATATTACATTCTAATTTACTATTTTTATATGTGATTAACTTTCTAACCTTATCAATATAAATCTCAGAATTTCCATATGGTGCCAATCCCATCATTTTATATTCACCTTCGTTTGGCCTAAACCCTAAAAATGAGGTCATTGCAGAATAAAATAAACCTAATGAATGTGGATATTTTGCCATACTACCATATTCAATACCCTGATAGTCACCAAAACCAACAGATAACGTATCAATCTCACCAACACCATCTATTGACAAACACGTTGCCTTTTCAAATGGTGATGTGTAAAATGAATAATATTGGTGAGCTTCATGGTGTGTAGAATAAAAAACATTAGGTGATAACTCTTTAAGTCTTTTATCTAAAGTCTTCATATTTCTTTTAATCTTTAAAAAAGATTTAATGGAATAGAAAAGATTTTTAAATAGTTGTGGTCTAATATTGTCAACAACCCTTTTATATTTTAATTTAGGGTCTTCGTAATAACAAACCGCCTGTAAATTTTTACTATTTATTTTATATTTTTTATATATGTAATCTAATGCCACATCGGGAAATGAACTATCGTGTTTAATTCCTGTAAACTTTTCTTCTTCGCAAGCAAATATTAATTGGTTATCTCTGAATAAACATACAGAGGAGTCATGATAAAATGCCGATATTCCGATTATATACATTGTCTATTTTTTAAAAAGAACCTTTTTTAATTGTTTTGGTTCAATGTGTCTTATTGGGTTATGAACACCTAAGGGGTTTTTTGAAAATACGTCTTCCATACTAAATTTTGACGCGGTTTCAACATCAGCAACCCCTATTCCTTTCATATGTTTCATAAAATAAATATCTTCCCAAATTTGTTCTGTAACTGGATTATTTTCACAAATTTCAATCATTTTACTGACGGTTCTTAATGATAATCCACCATTTCCAACCCATTGATTTTCTTTTGGTTTTCTCCACGGAGCACCTACGTAATCATATGGTAAGAATTCATCAACACCGCTTCTTAATAATAAAGAATCTGTCTGAAAGATTAAAGCCTTATCCCCCTTTACATTTTTCCAAAAATTTGACGTTTCCATGTACTCACTATGTTCAATATTTGAAAGGTTTCTAACTCCCATATTAAAATATTCAACTCCAACCCAATCTTTGGTTATATTTTTCACATAGTCTTCGTTGTTCGTACCATGAAAAATTTGTAATCCCCACTTAATTGGTGATTCATTCTCATTTAAATAATACATTGTTGATTTCATCACCAATGCTAAATTAAGATGTTGTCTAGGTTCAATTATAACCGCATAGTGTTTTGAGTCGTTTTGAATTTTTGGTTTATATCCATTAAATTTAATATCAACATGAGTTAAGTAGTCCCCCCATATTTTGATATTATCTTCGTTATATAATTTTATTGATTTGTTCATATATGTAATCTCCAATTATTTTATATCCATTTAAATTGGGGTGATAATCTCCCTCGTAGAAATTTTCCTCGTCATTCCATACACTTCTACTACCATACTCCCAAACCGATTCATCATTTTTAATCTCATATTCTCTTAAAACATCTGAAACACATCCATCAGGGTTAATGAAATATGAGGGTAGTTTTTTGGTGTCAACATCCTCTTCCCTAAATGATGGGTAAAATGAATTAAAATAAAAATGTTTATAATCTTTTAAAATTTCTTCCATTAATAAAAATACCTCAACAACGTTGTGACTATCTTTAGATTTATACCTATATGGATATGAGAACATAACAATAATGATGTCGTCTTTTGATAATAATCCAAAATTTTTAATTCCGTCAATCTCATTTAAAATGTATTCGTTTCCATAACCACAAACACCAAGATTAACATATGGACAATCCAGTTTTTGTGCAACCCATCTTGGCCACGAATTCATATCTCTTAATTTTTGTGTAAATGCGTCGGGAAATGGTTCCTCTTTGTATTTTATATCAGTTTCAATACCATGACCTGCGGTCCAACTGTCCCCAAATGTAATTAACCTCATTCTATATATTGTTTAATGTGGTTATAAAAATAATCAGCTTGTTTAATATGACCATGTTCTCCTAAATGTAAATCATTTACAGCATTTTCGGTTTCTTGTTTTATTGTTAAATAAGAACCTAACGAATATGAAATATAATTAATCAACGAACACGTTTTAAAATGTTTTTCTTTGGGGGGTAGAATATAATTTTTATCATTAATAAATTTAGAATCCATATCAAATATTAAATTATCACTGTTCCAATGAAATACTTCTACATTTTTTAATCTACAATAATCATTAATGAACTTAATCCAATTTTGAACTTCCTCAGCCCATAATGGATGGGATCTATTTACTAAAATCTCATCAATAGTTGTTTTTGAAAGCCCAACATCGACATTATAAGATTGTTTTGGTAACATTTCATTCATTCGGTGTTCTTTTTCATTTACAACACTGAATCTAAGTAATTGTGTCCATCCAAATATTAAAATGTCCCCTTCACTAATATTATCTATCACATTAATAAATTGTTTTAATATATTATAATTAGACGCCCCTCCAATACCGCAATTTTTAATATCGGAATTTAATTTTTTAGCCAAAATAGTTGACCACATATTTGGTAATGTACCTCCTCTAAATTTTTTATATTCGTCATACGTTGATGGTAAATGTTCGTACCCCACTGGATACCATTCAGCGGTAAAACTGCAACCAAAAGTCCATAATGTCCTCATTAAATTAAGTTTTTAAAAAATTCATAATCATCATTAACTAAATCTAAATTTTTAATGATTTTTCTTTTATTATTCTCAAATCTTTCTTGATTATTTTTATAAAATTCTATGATTTGGTCTTTATTTTGAAATATCCTCTCAATTTCTTTAACAAATGAATATAACCTGTCTCTATCATTTTTAATGCCGTCATAACTATGGTCAATAATATCATCAAAAAAATCTAAATCGTACCTATCTCTCATTTTTTTAACATGTCCTTCAGATGCTAATATTAGTGGTATTTGATAATAATAAAAAGGTCTAAATGATTTTTCCGATATATGAATTACATTATGTTTTTTAAAAAATTTAGATTCAGTAACAATATTAACATATGAATTTTCATAATTTTTTGGGTATTCGGGAATTGTCATTATTTTTGGTAACCCATCCATATTAGGTTCTTTATGTTTAGTAAACCAATTTTTTTCTTCTTCAAAATCACTAACTTTCATTTCTAATTTAGAAAATATATTAATTTCAGGTTTGATATCATTTATATCATCTTCATTTAATAAATCTTTAAAATATGATTCATCTATTACAACATTATATGTTGGCACAAACGACCAATTCATCTGGTTAAGTAATTCATTTTTCATTAATAAGCATAATAAACTTGCTCTTTGAGATCTAGGTGATTTATTAAATAACATAGCAAATTTACCCGTTTTTTTAGGAACAAAATTACATCCCCCTACATAATCTAAAACTTTTGTTGATGAGTGTGATATGAATTGTAAGGAATGAACATTAATTCCGCTATTATATTTTAATTTATATTCATCTAGTTTTGCATTATTGTTTATAACGTAAAATTGACTTTCATTTAATTTATGATAAAGTATGAATTCTCGTAACATTCTAAATCCATTTTCAGTATCTG